TTCCCAGTCACGATCGTGTTTCCCAGTCACGATCGTGTTTCCCAGTCACGATCGTGTTTCCCAGTCACGATCGTGTTTCCCAGTCACGATCTATCAATACAAGTTGATCTTCATTCCAGTAGATGACGAAGCAATTGTTCTGTTTGAGATGCTTACTAAGGAGATAAAGAAAGTTGGGACATTCAAGATACCGAAGGTTAGAGGTAAAGGAGGCATAGGTGTGATTGCCACTGCTGACTTTCACTTTGGTTCTGAGGTAAAGAAGATTCTCAAGACTCCTGACTTCTCCATGAATAAACTGAAAGAGTATCTTCAGCTAATGGCTGTTGAAATAAATTCTCGAAAATACGACGAGGTACATCTGGCTCTTCTGGGAGACTTCATAGAATCCTTTACTGGATTAAACCACCCTAATACCTGGAAGGAATTAGGTAAGTGGGGAGTCTCGGCTGCAATAGGTGTCTATGAGTTACTTAGAGATAACCTGTTACTTAAAGTGAAGAACCTGAAAAGGATTTACCTTGTGTCCGGAAATCACGACAGAATGTCAAGCAGTAATAAAGAAGACATGGTAGGTGAAGTAGCTTTGTGGCTGTCTTACATGTTCGAAAACACTCTTGACGTAGAGGTTAAATACAATCCGCTCCTGATTACTGAGGAGATTGATGGAATTGTTTACATCTTTACTCATGGTCATCAGGGAGTTGCCAAGAATACTATTTTTGGATTACTGTTTGACCATGGAGTTCAAGGAAAGTATAATGTTCTGGTTATGGGTCACGACCATACTCGTAAGATGAAGAGGGCAGTTGCCCGCAGAACAACTAAAGCGGTTGACTATTCCGTTGAGGCTGTTATTTACTTTGACTCAATTAATGCAAGGTCAGTAACTATACCTCCTCTATTTACAGGGAATTTTTGGTCAACAGCGGCAGGATGGACTTCAGCAGTAGGTTTCGCAGAGTTCAAGAATAACGGACGAGGCAAACCGACCTATGTCGATCACTGCTTGTAAAATTGGAGATTATAATTTGTTAATATAAGGCATTCCCTTTTCTTCGTTTTTAGGGGATGCCTGTTTTTTACTTAATCCATGACACCCGTATACCTATCATTTACTCGAGATTCAAGAACAAGGAAATTAGAATCCCTTTCATATCCGGAACGAATATTCCACCCTCACAAGAAGTTAGCCTCTAAGGTAGAAGAGAACGTGCCCTATATATCCACTCGTTATTTTAGAGTTAGAGATTCTGAAGTCTGGATAGCCAACAAATTGATCTTGGCTAAGGAACGCCCACTAGCAGTAGCTGCGGTAGTGAAGATGGGCTTAATCCTCATATCCAGAAGTGACCTACCTATCAGGGAATTCTTCCTGAAAGACATTACCATAAACAATATATTCAATTGGACCTGGAGGATATACGGAAGTTGTTGTTAGTGATGATGGTGTGTTTGTCGATGAACCCGTTATATATGAAGGAGATGGAATGGTTAACGATGGGATGTTGAGTGTATCCAAACCTTCGTTAGATTTATTAGGTCCCGTGTGTACAACATGTGGAGGGTTAACCCAACGAGCCGGAACGTGTTTTACCTGTACGTCGTGTGGTGATAGTACAGGATGTGGTTGAAATGAAGTGGGGGACCTTCCCCTACAGTTCATGTAATAAAATTATCCATAATGAAAACAAAAACATATTTACGGTTACAAATATTTAGTAACGGTCATGAAATATACGGTATCAAGTACGAAGAGGATTCCGTTAAAAAGTTCAATCCTGAGTTGTCTCGGACTTTTGGGGATAATAATTATAGTAGTATAACTTTAAAACGTGGTGGAGACCATGAAACGACTACTACGACCGTTATCGATGGGTATAATTTAACAGTCATTAAAACAGTTGTAGAAACAAATGAAGACTTATAAATACAAATTAGTAGTAAGTGATAGGGATACAATTGTCCTTATTTACGACGACGTTCCGGTAATACATGAAAAAGAACTCCCAGAAATAACTTATAATGACGATTCAACGTGCGCCGTTGTAAAAACACATGAAATGGTTTACGGGACAACGAAGGTTGTTGAGATTTCTGGAAATGTTTTATATCACACTTTAATTGAGTATAAAAAATGACATATTTTAATATTACAGTATATGATAATTCGAGAATAATTTTTACAGAAGAATTCGAAGATTTGGATGATGATGATTATTCTATTGTTTTCCAAACGAAGAAATCGTTTTTTGGTGGCATCAAACAAATAGATTTAACTGGAGTTAACGTTGACGGACCTTTTACTATAACGGTTGGTGGAAATAATTTAACTTATTTGGTTGATACGGATGAATCAAAATAAACCAAAACCGAAACCAGGAGAAGGAAAGGTTGTGGCCGGAGTGATATACGTTGACAACGGAATTAGTTGTAATTGTACGGGTGCCCAAAACTGTAACACATGTCGGGAGAATGTCGTTGGTGTGTGGTATGAACGAAAGAATAAGAAGATTTTTGAGAAACTAAATGATAAATAACCATGATGTCATAGTAAACGGGAGCGACAATCAAGAAGAAACGTACCATGGTATAAGTTTTTTATGTTTACAATATATAGAAAACGGCGAACAAAACGTAAACGTTATCGTCAAATATCATGAGAAATTTCTATGTCAATTAAAACAGGTATTAATACAAGATTTCTATGAATGGAGTATTGAGGAACATACAGATCGAGGTTATGTTCAAATACAACATGGAAAGATTTTTTTATTTAATTCGTTAAATTATGTTGACAATGGTAATATAACTATTACCGACGTTGATGGGTTTGAAAATGTAAACGTAATTAAAATACCGATACTATGAAGTTGTTGGGAATAAATTTACTTATCGTCGGAAATGATCGTAATATATTTGGGTTATATGTGAATGGATCGTTACACACTGTATGTAATGGTCAAACACATAAACATAAAATCTTAAGTAAAGTACTTACTAAAAATCCGGTATATATACCGAACTTCGATTATGTTTATATTAAAGATTTGTATCAGTTCCCAAACAAGCAAAATGATTTAATTAGTATTTATAAACAAGTACCAATATATCTTCCACCAGACATCGGGTTAGATATGAAAGAACGACCACATGTACGGTGGTTTGTTTGGTTTAACAGTTCTGGGAAGGTTGTAGTTGTAGGTGATAGAAATAATTATGATAATACACCTTTTGATGAAGTTGAAGAAAAAATAAAAGAAGTAGGTTTAGTAAACGGTGGTGTTCGTTGTACAATGTATAACGAAAACAAATACCCAAACATCTCTTCTCTCCATGGTAAGCTGAAATTTGAGGAAACTTATGTGGTGTTATAATGAAATATGTGTTGGGATTAGATCCAGGGACGAGAGCGATGGGGATTTCGTTAGTCAAACAAACTGGGAAGGGAAAGAAAAGTAAGATAGAATTGATGGGTGTTACCACGGTTAAACGTGTGGACCATACGGAGGAAGGAGTTAACGTTGGAATGAAAGAAGTCGACAGTTTTTTGCGAACACACAAAGTCAAGTGGGGAGACGTTGAGATGATTATAGAATGTCCAGCACCACGTTGGTATGGTCGTAACAATTCGGTTGCACTCATCAAAATATTCTGGCAAGTTTTATATATTTGTAAATACTTCCAACGTAAAGTAGGGAACATAGTGTTGATTGATTCATTTGATTGGAATAGGAAAAGAATGCCGGGAGATAATGGAACGTTTTATTATAGTCAGTATGGTGATAAAGAAAAGAAGGAACGTTTCTTAAAACTGTTTCCGGGTATTAGTAAGGGAAACACGGACACACGGGATGCAACATTAATGTGTATTAAACATATCGAAGGGTACGAATAATGGATAGACGAAGTTTTATATGGAAGACGGCGCAATCAACGGTAATTTTAGGAGTTGCCCCGTTCGTAGGACGGTTGGTAGACAGTACTGTTGAACTAACACCCATCGAAATGTTTGTGAAGGGTTTGAAAGAACATGGTGAAGATTATTTAGTATTTGATCCGGATGAAAACGATTTGTTAACGGGTAAGATAGTAATGGTTGATCTGGGGTTGTTGGAAGAAACTCCTGTCTTGCGAACTCGTTTTGAATTTGTAGGGCCAGATCGAGTTATGTTTTGTAGGAATTCTGACACGTATAAGATTGACGTTATAGGTAAATCCAATATAGATGGTATACGTATGGACGACGGGATGATTGCATTGAAAAAAATCAAACTAGATATCATGGATTACTACTTACCAGAACGTCGAGATAATGATTACGACGTACCGGAGGGTGCACCATTATATCCGTCAACGTGGGACGATAAACTTAAACGAACAGTTTTGTAAGTGTAAAAAAGTTACTTGTAATAATAAATAAAAAAAAGAGATATAAAAGATGGTTAACAAAGTTATTTTAGTTGGACGGTTGGGACAGGATCCAGAGTTGCGTTATACTGGTGATGGTACCGCAGTCTGTAATTTTAGTATCGCAACCTCTTCCAAGTACAAAGATAGTAATGGAGAGTGGGTAGAGAACACAGAATGGAACAAGACTGTTGCTTGGAGCAAGTTGGCAGAAATCTGTGGAGAGTATTTGAAGAAAGGTTCACTCGTTTACGTTGAGGGAAGTCTTCAGACTCGAAAGTACGATGACAAAGATGGAGTAACGCGATACTCCACTGAAATCAAGATTAAAGAAATGAAAATGTTGGGTAGTAGAGATGGTAGTGATGGTAGTACTACACCAAAACCAACACAAACGAAGTCGGATGATTTCGGCCCCGACGATGATCTGCCATTCTAAAACATGATAGTATATTGTTATAATCCCGGTGGTAATAAACAACCACCGGGATTTGTTGTATAAAATTTGTTTTATAAAATTTGATTTTGTATATTGCGATATGAATGAAAACAAAATAAAAGTATTAACGACGTTGTTAAAACGTATTATTGTCCAATACAAAGATCTAAGTAGTATTGCGGATCCGTTGTATGACCTGGATTACGACGGGTGTGTCGTAGAAACTAAAAAAGTTTTGGATGAAAGTTGGGTTGACGACAACGAAAAGATCGTTTATGGTTGTGTAAAGTTGGTGAAGTTTCTACAAAAACAACAAAATAATATTGATTTAATAACACCCGACAACATTGATAATAAGTTTTGGGACTTATTAAACGACATTCCGGAGATAAAATGAAAATCATAGGAGTTACTGGTAAAAAATTCGCAGGGAAAGACACCATTTGTGATTACTTAGAAATTTTATTAAAACGAAAAGGCGTTGAAGTAATTAGAGAAAGTTTCGCCAACGGTTTCAAACCTCACATCCAAAACATGTTTGGATTTACGGACCAACAAATGACCGATCCGTTGTTAAAGGAAACAGTGGATGAACGTTGGGGTTTATCTCCTCGTTACATATTACAAACTTTTGGTACAGAGTATGGACGAACGTTTCTAAAACCCGATGTTTGGATTAAATCACTACAACTCCGATTAAATGATGGTATCAACAATCTATACAATCCGAGAAATGTTTGGGTGTTGATATCGGATTTACGGTTTGACAATGAAGGGGAATATATTGTCGAACGAAGTGGTAATATAATCGAAGTAAAAAGAAATACAGATTATAATGGATACAATAACCATCAAAGTGAAAACGGGATTAGTGATAAGTATTCTAGGAACGTAATTAATAATACGGGAACGATAGAAAAATTAAAACAACAAATAGATAACGTGTTTGAAGAAATTTACATTGAATGGGAGGAAAGAAATGATTATTAAAACTTTAAAATTATTAATATTGGTTTTGGTAATATTATTTACGTTGGGAAGTAATGTATATTCTCAAACAATAACGTTACCGGATAGTGTATTAACACAACAAACTGGTATGGAGTTTAGTATCGATACGGAGTTTAAACAAATAAACTCGACATATTTTGAATATGTGTATAACCCCACAATTATTCGTATTGATGATATAATACCAACACAGAAGTCATGGAAAGTAGTGTTTGAAGATAATGTGGGTGTAGTGAAAATTGCGGCGTTGTCGGATAGTGTAATCGCCCACAACGGTCCATTGTTTGAAATGACTGTAACACCATTACGTGTTGGGAATACCGAATTGAAGTTGGTTGATGTTAGTTGGGTTGATTGTCGAGATTTAGTAACGGTAATACCTATTCCGAAACCAGAAGGATATGAAACATTTGTAGAAACTTTTAATGGGGATTTGTATTGGATTGATCCGGTTTATGGTGTCGATAACAACACTTGTCGTGAATTTGATACACCTTGTTTGACGGACGCACCATTCCAAGATAAACTCCAACCAGGAGATGGTGTAATATTGCGTGGCGGTATTCATCGTTTCACTTTAAATCCCGTTGTCTCTGGTTTACCTGATAATTATATAACATACACAAAGTTTCCGGGAGAAGACGTTGTTATAACCGGGACTGATATATGGGGGGACGATTGGAGCGAAGTAGGGAATAATGTTTGGGTGACGCCATACAATGTTTCCCTACCTCAACATCCGGCGATAGCTAAACCGCAGAAACAGTGGAGACCCGAAATTGTTGTGGTCGACAACCAAGTTTTAACAACTGTTTATGATGTCAATAACATTAAACCGTACTCGTTTTATGTGGAGGGACCATCAACGAATCCTACATATTTATACATAAACTTGGACGGGATCGATCCAAACAATGTTAACGTTGAAGTGGGGAAACGTCCACACGTATTACTTAGTAATATCGATTACATACATGTAAATAAACTGGTGTTCCAACATGGTGCAAACTCGTTCGGGAAAACAGGATGTGTGGATATAAGTGGAGACGGTTGGTTGGTTACTTATTCATTAATCGTCGAGTGTAACACCACGGGAATTAAATATACCGGTGATGGTCATGAGTTTGTTGGAGTATCTTCAAACTATAATGGAACTGTGGGGTGGAATAGTGAAAATTCCACAAACGTTAAGATAATCAACAGTAGTGCAATAGGCAACAACACTAAAGGTTTTCTCCCAAACTGGCACGCGGGGGGGATGAAAATAACACACGGAACAGACTACACGTTGATATCGAATTTTGAGTCGAAAGACAACAATGGTCCCGGTATATGGTTCGACATCCCAACAGGTATTGGAAATGTTATAGAAAATTCATTTATATCGAATAACCAATTATCGGGAATATTTTTGGAACACGGTACGATAAACAGTATTGTTAGGGATAATGTTGTGTATGGTACGAGGAAGTACAACGGAACTGGTAGTGGGATAAGGTTACAGGCAGCCTCCTCGAACTTGTTGGAAAACAATACAGTGTATGGCAATAAAGGGTATGGGGTTTTTGAAAAATTTAAAGACAAACGATCTCAACCAGGATATAATGTATTTGTTCGGAACTTTGTGGGACACAATGTCGACGGTCAGGTACGAATTGATCGAGACCCCAACGAAACGATAGTTGACTTTTTCCAAAATAATGTGTATGTTGTTGGTGGTAATACGTTTAAAATTGAAAACGATTATCAGGGAAATAGTATAACTTCATGGTTATCGCGACAACTACACTCGTATCCTTACGACGAACTGGTTACGGATGGGGTCGAAGACCCGACATCTGAAGATGGATGGAGAGGATTAATGGATAATGTTGGGGTTAGAAAATGAGTGTAGTTATAATTAACTGAAGTCGATAAAAAAAAATACGTAAAGGAGGTAAATAATGAATATTGATTTTGGCGTTTTGGAGGGGGAAATATTAACACGGGTTGATAACGGTGTTGTTGAAACCAACAAACATATTGTATCCCTCCGTTGGTACGGAACCTCTAACGGGTATTATAGTGAAAAAGTTGATTTTATGGAAATACTGTAAATGGAGCACGAATACGATTTACCCCAAACTATCGACTTAGGTGGATTTAGATATAACTGTTTATCAATCAAACCGTGGGGAAACGACTGGTCCTTCTTGTTGGTATTTAAAACACCGATTAGGTTTATATACGATAATAAAAAAATCAAGAATAATAAACATTTAAAGGAACTTGTTAACCAATATAAAGAAATGTATGACAACCATTAAAGTCCCAACGTTGAGCGTTAAAGCGAAAGACCTTTCAACACATTCCAAAATATTGTTAGAGCACGATTCATGTTTGACATATAGTGGAGAACATGGAGCATACTGGGGAGAAGATCATCAAGGTTATACCGAATAAAAACTTTTTGTTAAAAATAACAATCGACAAAGGAAAAGACATTCCTTCCGAATATTTACCAGAAGTTGAACACCAAGACTTACTAACATGTATGTTGTTGGGTTATATGGAATTGTTGAATTACTTGTACCCACCAGTCATCAAGTTTGAAACGGCAGGAGACGTTAAAACATATTTAGAAATCGTTATTGAAGGCATGAATGACGAGTTAGATAAAGAAGGTTATAATAATTCTTACGTTGACGGATACACCCAGTGTTTACAAGAATTAACAGAAGTCCTAAAAAATGTGGAAATTTAAACAATTTGTAAAACGGTTATTCCAACTACGAACGTACCGTTTCATCTGGGAGATATTAACTGTTGGATGGACAACAAGTGAAACTTGGAGTTTAGATTGCACCCATGCGGAATTCATTCTACCACGGTTGAAAGAATTAAAAAACCAAATGAATGAACGTGTAGTTCCGTCAACTTTAACAAATGAAGAATGGATGGAATTGCTTAATACCATGATATATAGTTTTGAGTATGCATCCAACCAGTTCAACATTGAAGGTGGTGTCAATCACGATAAGGTTAAACTTGGGTTGGAGAATTTCAGTAAATATTATTTTGCGTTATGGTGGTGATAACATGAAGAAAAGATATGTAGAAATACGGAGAGGGGGTGGAGGAAAATTAATGACCGATGATATTGGTTTATTGGTTGATGAAGTTACGGAGATGTTTATGGTAGATGAAGTTGGTGAAACGGTTACATTAACCATTGTTGAAATATCCGAAGAAGAATATAAGAACTTACCAGAATTCGAGGGATGGTAATGAGTAGTTCTATACAAACATATAATAATAAATATTTCGATATTTTCAATCCAGACATTGGTAGTATCAACATTGAAGATATTGCCCACAGTTTATCCAACACGTGTAGATTCGGGGGACATACAAACCAATTCTATAGTGTTGCAGAACACTCCGTTTATGTTAGTAATTTGTGTCAACATCAAAACAAATTATGGGGATTGTTGCACGATGCAGGAGAGGCATACGTCGGAGATATACCCACTCCGATAAAACGACAGTTTCCGTTAATCTCGCAACTTGAAGATAAAATAATGGAACTTGTGTGCGAGAAGTTTGGTTTAAACAAAAACAAACCAAAAGAAATAAAAGAGAATGACACCATTATGTTAGTTAGTGAGAGACATAGTTTACTAACTGTTGATGAAGCAAGTAACGATTATTGGGCGGAGCATGACGGCGTCGTAGTGTTACAACTTCCCCGCGACTACGGGTGGAATCCGGACAAAGCTAGACACATGTTTCTAATGAAATTTGGAAATTTGTATGAAACGGTTTAGTGAATGGGATAAACACACTAAAGGAGGGGTCGGATGTTTGATCATTCTTATAATTCTTTCATTTGTTGTGTTTTTAAGTATTGTTGATATGGTCGTAGGTGGAAATTAATGAAGACTATAGAAGTTACTATAAAATGTTCATTGGTGTTTCCAGAAAACGCCACAGATATCGAGGTGAAACATTTTATAGAGAACACAACAACCCGTGTTTTTGAAGATAGTTTATTCGAAGTTGAACAAGTAAAATATAAAGAAATAAATGTTGATACCGGAAAGTTTAAAACAAAAAGTTAGAGATCGATGGGAAGAATTTACAACAGATACGGAACGATGGAATTACGTGATGTATGTACACCCGAACTTATTTACAGTCGTCCTCGACAACGACTGTACTTGGTGTCAGTTTAAGGACGACGAAGGAGACGAAGATGGGGATATAGAATTTTTCCATTTCGACGAATTCCTTGGATGGAGCGAAGGGGTGTTTACGTTGTTACACGTATTAAACATCGACGCAGAAGGTTGTTAATTGTAAATAATAAGTGCGGTGGTGGAGCTGGCAACACGCGTGGTTTGGGACTACGAGATCGAGGGTTCGAACCCCTCCCGTGCTACATAAAAAAATATATGATTAACAAAAACAATATAGAAAAGTTTTTAGACGGTGATGCCAGAAATTGGGAAACCAATCCCGTCTGGGTTGTATTGACGGGGGAAGACTTTAATCCTCTAAAACCATTCAAGAAAAAAGGTTTATTATTCCATCCCGTTTTAATAAAAAACAAAAGAGCAAACGAATTGTTGGGGAATATTTATCTGTCGGGAGACTCCGTAGAACTTGTAACGGATGTTGTCGAATTTGTTACGGGTGGATTGATATATACACGGAATGAGTTTGATCAAAAAACGGAATTAGGTTGGGTGAAACTAGATAGACCGTTGTATACGGATAATGGTGGAAGTTTTACAATGATACCAAACGAGAAAGGATACATTTATGTCGAACATTAAAAACCATCCAGTATGCCATATGGATATCTGGATCCATTATACCGAAGAAGGTCAATGGGAGATGATGGATTGCGATTTCACCCCTGATCTATTCTCCGATCCTGAAAGTACTGGATGGTGGAAGGATGACGCGGAAGACGGGTTATACGACTATCCGTTTGAGAAAGTTTTAAATATTAACGTCGGGTTCGACAAGGTATACAATATTACAGGAAGCGTATATCTGACTTACCCGGAACTTGGATTTGAGAATGACGTCGAATGTAATGTAAACAATATTAAATTAGTGGGTGTGTTTCCACTGGACGAATACTAATGGATACGGAATTTATAAACGGTATATACCGTTCAATACACTTAATGGGTATGGTGTTGGACAACGATAAAAAATACGTGTTGTATTTGGACCCCCACATTATTATAATGTTGAACATGTTTAAACAACAACAAGACCCACTACAAAACACGGCACCCCGTCTAATGGATGTGGGGAATGCGACATTGTTGGGGTACAAAGTTATACCAACATTATATTCTTGTAAATTTGTCGAAGTAAAATAATATTATGTACCAATATAAATTAAAAACGGTGTAGGAGTTAATATCTTTCCTACACCGTTTTTAATATCACACAACAAAGTCCGCATACAACTTACTTAGTTTTTTAACGCGTCGTTTCTTGCCGTCGTGGAAATCGTATATATTCTTACAACTTAAAAACGTATTATACAACCGTTCAATACTATACTTAACGCCTAACGATGTTTGGTCCTTCATTACAAACTCTTCACCATCTTTCGGTAGTTGAACGATATAAACTTTGTCATACGGTTCTTCTCCGTTCTCAATCCCGCCGTAGGCGTACGCACTTCCCTGCAAAAAATGATTCCCGTTAACACTTTTCGATGTTTTCCAATCGATGACAGCCCTATATTTTTCTTCCACAATACAACTGAGATCACGTGTTCCGGCCCAACCATGTTTAACACTACAAACAATATCCTCACAAGATAGAAACTCGACATTATATCTGTCAAGCCAGTTTAAAAACGATGTAATACTATTATTGACAGACTCGTTGTTTGTCAACATTGATACACCTTCAACTTCAACACCTTCTCCCAACATACCAAAATCTACAACTTCAGGAAACTCCCCAGTTTTAATATAGTATTTTATGTGCCTTTCTATCCAGTTATGGACAGTGGATCCTATGTTCATCGCCTCCTCAGACGTGCGGAACCGGGCGTTAGCTGCGTATTTGAAGATAGCGTTTAACTGTATATCGTTATAAATCCGACCAGGATGAATTTTTTCTTGTACACACTTCAAAGTTTCTTCCGCAGACCAGTAGACCAATCCGGGTTTATCGATAACGTTTAATATTGTTGTTGGGGATGGAATATTTACTCCATCTAAAAAATACAAGTGGTCTTCATCGTTATATACTAATGTGTGTTTTCCGAATGTCTCTACTTTCATATTCCTCGAATTTTAATAAATTTTTGTCCACTATAAAACACGTGTTCAATTCCAACACTCTCCACATTATATAAATCCTCAACCATCGAACAAGCAACATCAAAATTTGTATCATCCAAATCTTGAAACAGTAATGATTTATCTTCTTCCATGACAATCATTGTTTTCCGCAACTTTGTTATAATGTCGTTCATCCCATCTTCTTTATTATGTCCACAACAACTTCTAACCATTTGGGGATATGTTCTAAACCCGTACCACCTAATAACGCCAACACTCCGTAAAAGATCCGTTTGACCCATTTATCCATTTGTGTCCACCGGGCGTTGTTAGTCTTGGTTATTCCTTCGACCCTCTCCAGTCTCTCCTCGATATTATCCAACATAGACACAATGGCTTTATCGCCATTATCCTCTACTATTTTTTTTAGATATGCGACGTCTGAACGTAATATAGTTATAGTTGCAGGACTAACTAAACGTTCTATCTCTAAAACCTTGTTATCCAGATCTAACAACCTTAACATTAACGAACCAACAACCGATCTTTCAGTTTGTTCTTGGTCTTTATTTGTCATGATTCCAATAATAAACGAGCCAACTCGTTTTCATTTTCTCGTAAAACTTCTTGAGATTTCCGTAGACGTTCTATTACTTGTTCGTTGTGTTCGTTAATTTCTTTCAATGCTTCCACCGAAACGTATTGTTTCTTGATGGTTTTCTGGAGAGTCTTTTGAGTCGTGTTCACGCTCCTAACTTCAAATTGAAGATCTTTAACCAACGATTCCAATTCATGGTACGCAAAATCAGTATATGATTTATTTACAACCGGTGCAACAAATTTAGATATCACCAAAGAAATTATTGTTATAGCAACAATCCCGATAAGAATATGTACGGGTATGAATAAAGGAGATATAACAAAAACAAAAATGTTGGATAAGGTGATAACCAAAGTCACAACAATTTTACTATCGTCAAATATCTCCGATATAGGTGTTTTATACGAATAATTCATGAATCAGTTCCGTTGTAATGCTTCTCTCAACCTACCACTCTTACCCATTTGCTTCATCACAACAGACTTCGCTCGACTCCTACCAGTTCGTACGGCCTTCTTAACCTTGTCCATATCTCGTGGTGTGGGGTTCTCAACATCAAACTTCATTCGTTTAATTATGTTGTAACTAAACTCTCCAGACAATCTTGAGTATTCCTGATACTCTTCATCTGTTAAATCTATCTTTTTATTCCGGACAGTAAAGTAGGTTGCAGGAGGTAATGGTGGTTTATTCCCTTCCGTCAACTCCGGATTTTGCCAAAGAAAGTTCATCATCATACGGTCTACGGGGAGAACGCGGTCTGCATCTGTAACCCTCATCGGACTCATAAAGTCCAATAAAAACCTCGACGGTGTCGGAGGAATAACTCCAAACACTTTACTATCTTCAGGCGTTTTCACAACCTCTCTACCCCACAAATCGTACTTCGCTGGTTGTGGTTGTATTAATCCTGGCAACCCTTTCTGTATAATCCTCTTACCCATCTCTGTTATATGTTCTTCAAAACTCTCTCCACGAATTTTATTATCACGAACGTTTTGATCAACACTACCCAACCCTCTCCTCACAATGTTAGGACTAAACGATGAGAAAAAGTTAGGGAAAAACTGTTCACTTGCTCTACCCGGATCTTCAACAAATTCCATCATAGTTGATAATCCCTGGAAAAACGTTTTATCTCGGAATAATGATGTTAATGTGGACATGACGCGAGAAAGAGCTTCAGCAGGATTCTTACCCTGTTGGCGCACTTGACGCACTTCATCTAACGCGTCTACGGCAATCGCTAACGATGTCGCAAACGGTTCGATACGTGCGTAGGAATAATAACGGTTCCCCACCCTTACAGATAAAGGTGGAACACCACGGCGTTGTAGTTCCAATTGTCCTCTATCACTACGGAAGTTTGCTTCACTACCCGTTATCAACGGCAGTTCATCGTCGTCTCCTATATAAAACATAAGAGAGAATAACATTGCAGATGACATAACCTGTGTAACTATTTCTTCGAAACGTTGTTCGGCGTCATACTTTAAGTGTGTATTGTTATTATTCCACTGGTATCGTATATCCTTCCCCATTTTATAGAGGATTGGTAGTGCTCCAATTATTGGTGCCTTCCTAAACCCCTGTTTAAGGATGTTCGTCGGTGTCGTAATAAACGGAATAAAGAATTTTAATAAATTGTCGACGAACTTATTCTCCTGGTCTTTCGTTAACCCCTTCAAAAACGCTGTTTCTAACGGATCCTGAAACGCCAGATTTCGTGCCTTCAAATACGAGTTATGGAAAATATCGTTGAATGCCTCTGAGTGCGGGTTGGATAAAATATGTGCAACCCTGTTCTCCCTCTGAATACCCGTCAATCCTTCTTCAGACGCGGCACGATATGCGAGAGAACTTGCCTCCAAGTGGAACGTTATCGACTTCAACAACTCGTCAGTCCATAGCAACCAGCGTGATGGTTGTCTCACAATACGTCCAGTCTTTCCTCCGATTGCGGCCCTACTACCACGGTCAAGTTTAGATGCCACCTTTTCATCAACCTCGGCTTCCAAAATTGGTCGTTCCAAACGATACGCTAAATTCGCACGACGTATCGCACTCTTCATCATTACACCCATAGGTGCTTTACCCATGGCCGTAGGCAACCAACTACGGAAGAAATCACGTCCCTCCTTACTAACTAACTTTAATATCTGTCCGACTTCGCCCAACGTTGCCCTATTCGTTTTCTTCCCAAACAACTCATTCGCAATTGCTTCTGCCGGACGTTGTAAACCGAACTCCCAGAAAGTGTTGGCCGTATTGCCAGCAAAGTTTGCAAGGTGTGTTGTAGGTGCGGACAATATACTATTCATCCAGTATTCGTATATCTTATCCCCAAGTGTTGCATTTTTAGACGAAATCGTCCTCATGACAAACGCCAACGTGTCCATTCGTGTAAGGTCTTGTTCCGTCAGATTCAACACATCGATTTGGTATGACGCCAACCCGTGGATCACATCCTTGATGTCTTTTTGCCATTCGTTCCAAATACTATCAGTTTGTTTTTTTCTTTCTTGCGGACTCAAACTACTGTCGTTTTTGACTGCATCCAATTTCTTCCGTACTAATGCAGGAGGAGAGAATAGGGCGTTCAATATCATCCTATTCTTTCTTTCACTCGGCGTCAACGTTGGATCATAACCTGCTGCCAAACTTCGTGCAATATCCCCACGGAAATTACGGACTGCATCGATAGTCTTCATGACATCTGTTAATGAACTATCATCATTAATATCAACACTATCAAATTGGCGTGAGAGTATTTCTTGTGCCACCAACTGATCTTCCAACAAATCAGTTAACCCGTGATTTAATAGTTTATTTTTTTCCCCGTCAAAATCATTGTTAACACGAGAGACGGCAACAGGTTTTTTAGAGGAAATGTCCACCATTATCGGTTCACCAACCTCATTCCGTATATTGTCCACACTATCAACAATAATCCTTTCCGTTTCACTCCTACCAAAGTTAGCCAAATCTGGACGACCTTCTGGACGTGGAGATGATCCGTATATACTATTCCTTAGTTCTTCTGGATCGTACCGTTTATTAAACCTTAACGTTTTAACATCGGTATTGTCATCGATTGTACTCTCCTTTGTTTTATTTATAACAACAGCAAACCCCCCAGACAATGGAGTTAAATTTGTTGTGAATCCTTCGCCCAATATATCGTTAACGTATACCAAAAGTTCGTCTGAATCCCAACCTTTAACATATGTATCGTCTGGTAGTATTTTAACACCGTAACCAAGCCCTTCACCTTTAGACCTATCGACATCTCCCTTCCAACGTCGAACTTTAATTATCGCAGTACCACCAACGTTTAATCGTTTTCCGATAACGTCAACAATTTCATCATTGTGTTGTTGTGTGCGATAAGACAACCCGTTATTGTTTATAATGAAATCGTAAGTACTTACCACTTCGTCGTTAATGGTCGACTCGACGTCAACAATATTTGAATCATCGACAATGTTTAACATCCCGCCAACTTCATCATATTCGTGTACTGTTATATCACCACGACGAGTAAGAACGTTTATACCTTCAGTTCCGGCACCATCGACGTGGAGTACACGGGAGTTTGTAGGAATTAAATCATTTATAACGTTATAAAATGAGACTCCTTCTTTTCTAGGTTTTAACGAAACAACATCAACATCATTTAATCCTAAGTCTTCCTTAACGACTCGGCGTTCTCTCCCACTACTGTCAACCCACAATACATTATTAACACCACGTTCTTTCCTGTTAAACCTTAATGTTTTCTTTGTAGGTTTCCCCGTGTTATATTCGTTGTACATTTCCGAAACAACGTTTTCAAAATTCTTAACTCCTGTTGTTTTGGAAAAATTCCCAACAATATCAACAAGTTTTTCTGGAACTCCGACATTATCAAACAAACTCCGAACGAGTTGTTCGTTGCGATAAATACTCCACGGTCTGTCTTTAATGTCGACACCCATCTCTGTCAACACTTCTCGTTGTTTGGAAAGTATTCGAGATTGTGTTATTACTGGATTCGGGTGTGGTTCAACATTTCGTTCACTGATTAATTTACTTACACCCAACAACATACCGCGTTTTTGGTTAGGAACGTTTGTAGTGTTTGGTACATTTACAGTTATAACACTCCCTGTAAAACTCCCAACTTCAGACGAAGTGTTTATATCGAACTTAACTTTGAGTCCATAGTTGGAGGCAACGTTAACTAATTCTCTCTTAACGTCTTTGATGTCGCCAGGAATGTTAATACCTAACGCCTTCCCGTGTCTATCAATACGACCAACAACATCCCCCTTCAATAACTGTGGAGGTGTCGTACCTTGTCCTCGTTTACCAACTAATACGTTCCCTACATACCACTCTTCAGTGTTGTCGTTGGTAACACTTGGTTCGGCTCCCAACTCGCTCATTCGTTCGTAAAATCCTTTTACATTTGTCTGAGTAAATTGTGATACTCCTTTAGTTTTGATTTTTAATTGTGATAAAACGTCAGCGACAAACCCTCGATAATCTTTACTTTTTATTTTACTTCTGGTTTTTTCATTGACATTATCGTCGTTACTTTTGGTCTCGGTTTCAAAAAACGGTTTTCCGTTCCCATCATTTTCAACAACTCCTTCGTTGTTTTGGGTAAGTTTTCTAACTTTTTCATTTTTGACATTCGTTTTATTTGTGTTATCGATAACTTGTGTACTAACTAACTCTGGAGCAAACCTAACAACAGGTAAGTTTAACTTTTCCATTAACTCTGTTAAACTTTCGTATTGTTGTATAATTTCGTTTAGTTTATTCAGTTTATAACTATCAGTCTGTTCTACTAACGCGTTATTTAATTCAGGAGTATCAACGTAAGTTATTCCGACAACTTCGGAGTTCTCCGTTTGTAAACTAAAACCCGGAAACTTGTTATTTAAAACACCTAACAATTCTCCCATGTTATCCATCGGTACAGGACTTCCGAAATCTATAGAAAATCCTGGACGATCTGTAGGTGTTGACACGTTTGGATCGTGCGTGGTTAATACAACCGCGTCATGTCCGAGTGTTTCTGACAACACGATAACGTCTGAAACGATCTCATCTACATTATTATTGTTTACTTCAAGTTGAACAGAAGAAGTTTTAACGCCAATCCCTCCAACATAAGTCGTGAAGTTTTGTAAAAATGGATTGGCCCCTAGTTCACTCCACAGGTTAACGCCAAGTTCAAACCCGTTCCCTTCGGGTTTATTATAATTTACCAACTGTTCTCTATTCCAATTCAATACCTCCCATGTACCAATAAGTCCTCTCACATCATTCGGTGTATACACCCTGTCAGGAGTTGAGAGATCCTTCGCAACTCTCTCCACCACTTCACCCAACACCTGACTTTCTTCAACCGTAATATCTTTCTCCACTAACGGGTGTAATAACGTGTTCCCCATCATTCGCTGAATCCCTCTCGCAACCCATCTATCTTCCAGCGATGTGTGGGGAGACCTTCCATCTCCACTATCCTCGTACATCATTACTAAACTTTCCATGGCAGAAACCTTAGTAGTATAATCCATCTCACCTGGAATCAACAAACCTCCATAACTTCCATCAGGATTGACGATAGTTGGATTGGTTATTAATCGATCCCTCAACATTGTATTGACAACGTTGTTCTCTTCTTTTATCTGTTCTATAACATTCAAGAAACCACCAATTGAAGATGATTCATCAGTCAAATCACGGATCTTCTGTTCCAATCCTTTATCTTTTGGTTTGGCAGCTTGTTGTTGTTTTAAATCGTTAAGTTCAGTCAACCGTTCGTTCAGTGAATTCAATAACGATACATTATTACCAACACGTTGTGTTAAGACAACATACTTCTGGTAATCACTAAACGATTTTAATTCAACGTCTAAATCTCCCAACACAAAACGTCTAAGAATTTCGTTTGCCTGTTCTCCTGTTATGTTCGGGGTTGATGAACTATTATACGTTAAACCGTTTATAAAACGTATACCTGGACGACCGTATTTGTTAACGACCGTACCGTATAATTTTTGTAGTGTAGTTAATAATCCATTATCGTTCGTGTTGATACCACTTCGAACGATGTCCGACACCTCCAACACTTTCTCAGGGGTGGCATCTTGAAACACCTCATATCCAACTGGTCTCCAATCAATAACGACTACGCCTTCCTCGGTCCCGACAAAGTCAACTTCTGGTTCGGTAAACTTCATATTCGAAACTTGTTGTTTCGTAATTTCAGATTTAACAACACCGTAACGTGGGGACTTGGACGACACAACACTTGAAAATGTTGGACGAGTTTTATTATATTTTACTTTTTCTGTTTTATCCGTTGATGGTAACTTATCACCAACAACAGAGTCTTTCCGTGTTGACAATACTGTATTAACCACTTCGTCCTGAACGTTGAGGATGGCGTCACCTGTCTTCTCTCCTTTAGTCGGAATCGAATCACCCAATGACGATAACGTTACGTCTCGTGTTTGGTTGACTGTATCTATTGTTTCGTTAACAACTTCTTCATCGACTTTCCCGGATGGTTTATTTACATCCACAACGTTATCGACAACAACTAATTCGCTATTCAATCGTCTAAACAACGATAAAGTTTTTAGTACGTTTTCAGGGCTTAATATTTCGCCACCGGATTGAATTGCGTTTGCCAACCTTGAAGGTATTTCTCCTGATTGGAGTGCCGTCCTCTCAACAGGTAATACGACATTATTAAAACTCTTAACAATGTTATATAGTTTATTATCTTTTTCCGTAGCAACACGAAGTCTCACGGTTGCATCTTTGACAACGTTTTCGTTGACACTATTACGAAGATTTTCAGCCGATAAGTATAATAAATTCCTTATCTCTTGTTGTGTGGTTCCGACATTGTTTAATCCAATTTTATTTAGAAATACTTTAATGTCGTCTAAAATCCTCTGTAAGAAATTCCGTTCACTAGGTTTCAGTTGTTCAAAAGACTTTGTTGCCAACTCGCCAAAGTATTCCTCCATTACCAACAACTTCGATTCATTATCTAATTCGATCTTCCCATTAATAATACCATTAACGTTGACCAACGAACCGTTTGTTGGTGTCAGTTGATTTAAATATTTTGTTATAATATTCTTTAATATTGCCGGATCAGTAATGTCAAAATAGTTAGATAAAGTTGTTTCAAAATCTTTCCCTAACAATTCCCTCAAACCGTAGTGTGTTACAACTTCTTCTGCTACCAACTCCTGTACTTCGTTTTTAATATTGTTACCGTCAATCATGTCTGCAAACAATACAACACGATTATCCTCTGCTATAAACACAGCAGAAGGACTTAACGCTTTCCCGGACTTGTCGACGTAAATTAAGTTAGATGGATCTACTCCAACCGTAGACGAAACGGTTATACTAGGTAATACGGTTATTTGAACTCTACCTGTTGGAATATTTAATTCTGGCAACACGTCATTAACAACATTCTGTACTTCTTCGACTGTGGGCGTAGTCGTTAACGCCCTGTCCTGTTTTATCTTTGGATTCGTTGTTACCGTCGAACCGTTACGATTGACTGAAATGTTACTATCGCGTCCTACAGCTTGTGATACATCGTTAACAATACGTTTACTACTACCTTCTACTTCTTCTCCGACTTGACTTTCGGTTGACTGTCCGACTGTTCCTCCACGTTCGGCGACACCTCCACCTTCAATTTCGCCTTCAGGTTCCCCATCGCGGTCCTGACCATCCGTTCTCTCTGTATCGGTTCCAGCATTGCCATCTTCATTCGGAGTTTCGCCGGTAATTTCCCCTTCACTAACCCCATTAAGCTGTTCTCTCCTAACATCTATTTGTCCTTTTATATTGTTTAATAAACTTTCTAATGGTTCTGAAAATTCTCCAGGGAGTCCATTAATATCATTTAATGTGTTTTCTACTACGTTGTTAACGATATCCAGTTCTTCATTACTTACCGTATCGCCATTCTCAATCTTATCTAAAATTTCGGTACTAACGTCGTCAAACGTTTCGTCAAAAAAGTTGTTTAATCCTGGATTGTCTTTAAACTGTTCATTGATTTGTTCAGTCAAATCATTAACAAGTATATCAGATTGTTCGTTTGATATATCTTGAGGAGTCGATAGTGTGGCACCATCAAGTTCCTCAGACAGACTAAATAACTCAGACATTAAACGGTTTCTGGCAACACGGTCTTCAATTGTGTTTGCAATCTCCAACCCGCGAAGTACTTGATCTTTCGCGTTTTGAACATCAACGATATCTACCGGTTTGTCTTCAACCAAACGGTTAAATACATTTTCAGTGTTGTCGTCAAATACGTCAAAAACAGATTGTTCAACAGTAGATCCATTGTTTTCTAAAACCTCTGTAATAAATTCGTTGACGTCATTCTGTAACCCTTCGACATTATCTACATTAGTTTCTCCATCCACTTCACTAACGATACGTGTATCACTACCAAAAACATCGATGAAGTTTTGAGCCAACGTGCCGTCACCGACATCAACAAACTCTCCGTCAGTTTCAAATACCCTCAACGACGAAGGATTTCCCTCATCGTCATATTGTACTAAAACATCTTTCCCTCGAATATGACTTTTAATCAACGGGTCTTCTACCGTTTCAAGGAAAGTCTCTTCCTCTACTTCTTCCACGGTTTCTGGACCTATCGCCTCTTCAACATCAAACGTTTCTCTAATATCGTTTATTTTTTTCTGAACTTCAGTCGGTTCGACAACTACTTCCGTGGTGGTCTCTTGATCGGCGGTTCCTTCTTGTCCGGTTGGTTGCAACTGTTCATTTTTTTCTACTACAGTTTGTTCTTGTTTATTCTCTTCTCTACGCTTTGCGATCTGATCAATCTTTTCGGTCAATGCAGACAAACTCTGTTGCGCCGCACCTTGACTACCGGCACTCAACATCTCCTGTGTTGCCTCCAGTAAACTCGCTTCTTCTCCTGCTAACAAATTTCCTGCCTGACCACCTATACCTTCACCTAACGCCTCATTAACAGTTCCGGCAACACCTTTCCCTACACTACCTAAAGTACTACTATCTATCACTTTCCCTAATCCAAATCCAAACAACCCTTCAACTACGGCAGTCCCCAACCCTTTTCGTTGCGCCTTGCTCTGCAACTCTTCACGTTTTTCAGGATTCTCCAACATTGTTGTTAATGATGTCGGATCAGTTAAATCCACACCTTCTTCCTGTAAGAATTGTGCAAACGCACTCTTCTTCTCAGAACTCATGGTACCGATAGCTGTACCTATCGCCATACCCCACGGACCACCCATCTTCTTACCGATGGTCGCACCGATGAATGTAGGGATAGACGATATTAAAGACGATACATTACTTTCCAGTAAACTCGACGGTTGGTTGATCGCAACACTAATTAATTCTTTAATACTGTCTGGGTTCTGGAAATTCTGGAGTGCCTCACTAATAGGTATTCCCTCGATCTCCGACGTCAACTTAACAACTTTGTCGATCAACTCCCCTTTCGCTTCCTCATCAAACGCCCTAACGTCGCCAGCAGGAACGAACACGTCACCACCTTCAGACGACAGTTCGTTCATTCGATCTTCCTGTTTGAAGATTTTATCTAATTCATTCAGTGCATTATCACGACGCATGGACAACACTCCACGACGAGCTTCGTTTGTAATCCCTCCAGATTCATTCAACCCGAAAGTAGAAAAGAATCCCGCACGATCTTCAGGATCATCTGGAATATCAGAAATGTCTGGTATGATTGTATTGTTTACTATATCTTTGTTTTGACGTTCTTCTTCTCCCTGACTACCTAAATCAATTCCGGCAAACGGTCCTGTACTTAAAACCGGATCGTTGTCGTCATCTCCAGGACGGAATATGACGGGGTCAGGATCAGATAAATTATTAATACGATCATTAATACCCCCAACATCTAAACCCGTATCAAGTTCAGGGGTAGGCGCTTTCAATCCAGAAATATTTGCATTAATAACATTTGTGTCAAATGCACGAGATCGTATTTTTTCTGCAACCTCATTAATTAGTCCAATAGGTTCGTCTGGTGTTTCCATGTTTATCGTTTTATTATTCTGGTAACAATGTAGAAAATTGGACATCAGGTGGAAGACGTTTGAACGCTTCTATCTTATCCGGAGTCCATGCCCTAAACGACGAATCTCCTGCATCGCGTCGTCTTTCGATCTCTGTATATATTAAATCAAGGTCGGTCGGATCCTGACCCACTATGGCTTGCGCTAACTCAGTATAAACCTCATCGGTCTGTGCCCTACGGAACGCCTCAGTAGCATTCCCTAACAATGTCGCTTCGCCTTGATCCAACTTAAGCCGTTGTGAAGACAAGTTGTCCAACAATTCTCCCGTTGGATCTAAATCTGGGTTGGAACTCAACTCTCTAATCTGTTGATCTAATACGCTTTTCTGTGCCCTACCATTTCTTAAATCGGTTAACGATTTCGCAACAAACCCTAGATCTCCTGGTTTTTTAGGAGTTTTCCCAGAGTTTGAAGTAATACGCGCCTGTCTCGCCCTAATCAATGCAGCTTCAGCTTGTACCTGTGTTGATGCAGCGTTTGATGCAGCGATATTCGTACGTTGGAGATCTTGGTTACTATCGAACATTTGTTTAGCAACATCCAGCACACTCTCACCCTTTTCTCTTGCAGTCTTCTCCGCAGCACTAATCAAGTTCTGAAGTTGAATTTTTTGATTACGAATCTCTTGTTCGTTTGCAACTCTACTTTGTTCGGTGTTCTGTGCAACCCTTAATCCTGTCTCGCCTTCAATATTACCACGGTTTTGTGCGTGTTGAATTAGTTCACTTGTCAACCTATCCTGCAAACCAAACGCCTGTGGTAATGCGGTGTTATTTCGTTGCCTTAAACCATTATTTGTTGGTATTCCTGAAAACGCCTGAGATGCAGCACCACCGGCCCCCAAAACTTGCGATAACAATAACGCTTCCATCTGTTGACCAAATGTACGTTTCCCCAATTCTTCAGCAGCGGCAACACCCTCCAATCTTGAATTCGCCAACGATTGGATTGCGTCATTAACGACTGTCGGATTTTGAAGTATAGGTTGAACTAAACTTTCATCGACGGGTGTTGGTTCTGGGGTTACTTCGCGTATACGACGGTCGGCTGAACTTATAAATTCTTCTAACGGATTACTTAACATTATATATCAAAGGTTATTCGACCGGTCAATGGGTCTACGGTTGGTGTCAAACGAACAGGAGATGTATTTAGGGCATCATTTGTCCGTCTGACAGCTTCAGGACTTTGAGACAACAAAGGGAGTTGCTGTGTTGGTGTTGGGGTTGAAGGTGTTAATCCCGATGTTGTATTTTCTAATGACGGATCAGTTATGTTTCTCAAACTAAAAATCGTTCCAGCGGCGTTAGTTAAATCGGATATACCCTGTTGTCTTGCTCCAAAACGAGAACGGGCATCACCAAATTCTAACTCTCTTTGTCTATTACCGGCAGTCGTAATCAAGTCTGCGATAGATGCATCTATATCGGCAAACGCACTCGACGCCGTATTCATCAACGTCTCGCGGTCACGAGCACCACCTGAACCTGTAGCACCACGGGCCGCTAAATTCGTATTTAAATCCGATAATCTCCTATTCAACATTTCCTCGATACGACTTCTTGACCGTTGACCTTCACGTACAGCCGGAGTAAAAACGTCTGGGACTGAAGGAGGAGATCCGTTCGCAATTCGATTCGCCAGCGCTCCACCGCCCTGTATTAGTAATGCACCCAACAATGGATCAATACCCAAAACGTTCGGTAATCGTTTCAACCTAAAATGTTGTATCGTCGATACAAGAACAACGATAAATACACAACTATGTAATAATAAATCAAACATATGTTTTTAACTAATTTTTTGTTATTATGATCCGGATTTTCTTATTTTTATTTCGAAACCACGGAACTCGTGAAAGTTGGAAAATTTAAACTTATGACCACGTCCAACCAGTGTTGGATATATCGAACGGTTGGATGGAATATTATATTGAACTAATATGTTTCCGTTTCCAGAACCGTACGTTTCCTCAACATCAGAAATCTTTCTCGATCTTACAGAATGTCGTAATATTCCCCACGTGTCTCGATCTCTATCGTCATACGTTTCGGTTATATAATCAACCTCCATTTGGTCTACAACAAATTCAGTCCCGTCCTCTCCAAACGGTTGTGTTGTCAACTGTGGACTGTTATGTATATTATCACAATCGTCATCAAAATCCAGGTTATACAACGTTAAGAATTCATCACCATATGATGTTAAGACTTTCCTAGTTTTGTTGTAATACAAATTGTAATGTATATAAATCGTGTTGTAATTTTTAACCCATCCTTGTTGTATAAAACTGTATACCCAGATTGTCGCCGGCCCAACCAGTACCCATAATTCGTCTTTCGACGGATGATATTCTATATCTCTAACGTCAGTCAGAAATAATCCAGGTATCTCTATATCTAATTGAACTAAATCCCTACCGATCAAACTCCAAACATTTCCATCGGTACCAACAAACGCGATACCAAACCTAGTATTTGTTATTAACGTGTGTGTGGTTGGATCTTCTCCAGACTTGTGCGTGAAAGTGTTTTGCTCTACACCGAAAGAAGTAGTAACATTGTGTACCGGAAGTATGGTTCTTAAATCGCTACCAGTCCGTTTATACAACGTGATACTTTTATCTGTGAAAACGTAAAAGTCGTAATCTCTAATACTTTCATTTTCAGCAAGACGGGCGGCCATAATACTTCTAACAACTTCGTCAGACTTCAGGAAAAATGAATCGAACGAAATCTCCATACCTCGACCAGACTGAGATAAGAATACTGCATTTGGTTCTGAAATGTAATCAGTCAGAGTTGCACCAGGATCTTCATCATAGGTAACAGATGAATTGTCTGCATTAACAATATACGACACTGAAGGAATAAATCCTTCGTCTTGGAGTTCGTCTTGCTGAAAACTTGTTTTGTAAACACCAGATACGTTTGGTGTTAATCGTTCAAACAAGTCTCCGCCACGAAAGATTAATAACGCGTTCTCTCCTTGCCATGCGAATTTTATTGATTCTACGGCAGTAAACGTTTCTTTAGGTCCATAATAAACATTTCCATTGTTATCTAAATATTCTAATTGTGCTTCAATATTACTAAACGGTATAGTACTTTTATACAACATAAGACCGGTTGTTGGTCTCTTAGTCGGATACTTCACGTCTCCATATAAAACGATGTCACCCTGTGTCGACATTACATTACCGACGACTCCATGGTATTGGTAATCTTCGCTTCCCACGTCATCAGTGTGAACACTATTAAAGTTTCTCTGAACATCCAATAATGTCGACGGTACTTTTATTACGTTATTTATTGTATTATAAGGGGCTAAAAACGGTAACGCCCAAACCAACCCTTCATCGGTGGTTAAAACATACGCGACTTCATCCTTAAAAACGGCCATCAAAGTATCATTAATCCACACTTCATCATCACGGAATACCGTTTCTCTCGCACTCGTCGATGAGTTTATAGATGGAGTGAATGTACCAAAATAAAAGTAATCATTGTTTTCATAAAACCCGGCAGGAATCTCTCCATCGCCAACAGTTACAGCAGATAATGGGACAGGACCGCCGTGTAAGAAACCACGGTCGTTAAAGTCCATCGTTCTGTATATATCAACTTTCGTTACATGTTCGTTACAACTAAGTGTAACATCAACCGGTGTTACCAAATTTATAACGGGTGCCCCTGCGTTAACCTTCTTAACTTCCTTATTAACCGTGAAATGAAACCATGGACCAATCTCTCCGTTTTTATCATACGGTATGGCAATATATCCTGAATGGATGTCAACCTCGACGGTTGTGGCATCGACAGACGCCGTAACAAAATCATAATCAGTAAAGTCCTGTATCGTTATTGTTTTGTTGTACACGATTGCCGGTTCACCCTGGAATCCATCAGTCGTACTTATATCGACATCATAGTCTGCAAAGTGTTTAACTACACGATAGTTTGTCCCACTACTATCAGTAGATTGTACGGAACGGTATAACCGTGCATTCAACGACGCATTATCTAATACTCTTCCTGATACTTGTCCACCATCTTCTTCTTGAGACCACCCCTCTCTATCCAACACTTTCCCGTTCCATTCGACATACGGTTTAGTTGAACTAACTTCCGGTGTAATCTTATTCGGATCGTTAACACTCCTAACAAATCCGTTAATCATCATTTGACAATTTTCGAGATTTCTAGGACGGGTTTGAGCTGCATTATGTAAACGACTCACACCACCCTGCAATTGTATCGGCCTTAACTCTTTCTTGCTCATGTACCTAACCTGTTTGGATCAACACCGAATTCGTTATATCCGTTACCTAACGGGTCTTCGTTATTCCACACGACTCGTGTACGGTTTTCGGGATATTCATTATGTGAGATGTTAACTTGTGTTGAAGCCACGCCAGCCCAATTCATTCTTTCTTTCTCAAACTGACCTTCGTAATATTGAGCGAGATTTATCAAATCCGGCCTCACGGCGCAAAATTGCCACATGGCGAAATGTCGTACAGCAAAAGACGACGATGTAACACCGTATTGTTTAGGATCATACGTGTGTTCTTCTTCGAGATAATCGAATCCCTGTTCAACATAAATGTCCAGTTCGTCGATATCATCCGGCTTAACGTTTACTTTTGAACCTCGTAATCCGGCCAACGCCAACCTAGATATTTGATTTGTTGTTAATGACATTTTATGGCCCCTCGTTTATTGCTTCGTTTTTAAATCCAGACGTAACGCCAACTCTTTCTCTAACCATCTGTCGAGATTCTCTAACTATTTCAGTGTTAACACTATCAATCATTTCAGATAATAACACTTGTCTTACTTCATCTTTAGTTGGTAAATGAATCGTTATAGTTGATGTTGTGTTTGGTAACACCTTTAAGTCGTCTCCATCTACAAAATATCTATATTTCTCTACACCCGTACCCGTATTTAAAAACCCAGTACCGTCGATATCATCATCGACATTTAAGTGTATTCCGGTAGAATTAACACACCGGTATAAACATGGTAAATATTCTGTATCGATTGTGCCTACGGCAACATAATTCCCCCCAACAGTGCTTACACTTACTTTATCAAACTTTAGATCCATGTTTAAAATCTGTTCGTTCGACAACGACTCCATCTTCCTCTCAACCATTTCAGTAACGACGGCCTGTTTCAAATCTATAATGTTTTGGAATAATTGATCTGGAACATTAAACTGAGAATTTGGAGACGTAGAAGGCGAACCAGACCGAGCCTTAACATCGTCCAAAGTTATCAATATTCCTGTAAAGTCTAATGCCATCTTTATTCTACCTCGTTATCTCTCTCGTAAACGTCGTGTGATATAATATGCGTTGAAGGATCACCTATCCTAACCCCAGTTAAAAACGGTTGTATCTTTCGTTTATATAAATCAAACCAGACTTCACTCATCTCGTCTTCACCCAAAGAACGGAACGCCTTACTTGACACGTATGCCACAACTGAAGGTTCAAACCTATCATCAATTGTTAATGTCGCACCCAACACATGTTGTTCTATTGTGATCGTTGGTGGCGTTACAACATATTCCACCACAGTCCCATTAGTCGGAGTTGGATAAATATCCAGTTCATAATCATTATACAAATATGCTGGATAATCTTCCGTCGCACTTCTACCGCTCGTCTCTAATGTTTGATGTTCCGCTAACTCTCTGTACCTAACTCTGACTTTGGTGTCGTCATCTTTTATTCGTTGAATCCGTCCATGTATAACACGACCTGTATTCTCGTCCATCGTTAATGATGGTCCCGCTATCGTTGAGATATCTGTTGAACTTTGAAGATGGAATGATTTGCATCCATGAACTATGAGTCTCTGTACTTGGTTTATAAAACGTAGCAACGTTTCATCTGAAACCGTACGACTTCCAGTATCTACAACATTACTATCTAACAGTGGATTTTCATCAACCGCAGTTGTCAAAAACACAGGACGATTAATAACTCCTCTAACTCGTTCTATAATCTTTTCAGTCGTCATGGTTTAGGTTGTTGAAGTTGAAAGAACTGTAATCCAATAACACTCATCTCGTTTTCAAACATGTTTAGGGCGTTCCTCATTGCACCTATATCGGGTAAGGCTGCAAAACAATCTATAGCGGCACAATCACATACAACACTAAACAACGTTTCATGTAAACATGAAAACCCTGGAGTTTGCCATGTGGCAACCATAGGATCGGTGTATGCAAAATTTGTTTCTATATCCAACGTTATAGAGTTTCCACTAACGTTCGTTATAATACCATTAACAAAATCTCCAACATTGTTCGTAAGTTTTATTGGCGTTAACGTATGAAAATCCGAATCAAAAGTATCGCCATCAGTTCGTGTTAAAATGGATGTAGATATATCAAATGTTCCATTACACGTGTAGTTGATAGGTAAAGGTACTTTGATCGTTTGTAGTTCAGACGTTACAGGGTTACGTAATATTGCACCATAAACATCAACGTTTCCTCCCTCCATGACAACAACAGGTTCCGTGTCCGTCAACACCGTTCCGTTTGATTGCAAGTCTTCTAACTTATCTCCCGAAATTCTTGATGCTCTCCTACTCCCATCAATCTTAACAGTACTACCCAATATTCGTAAATCGTTTGTGAAATCCCATGTTCTCAAACTCGGAAAGTTCTCAACCTTTAAGCTCGAAAGATATAGTGCTTTAGTTCGCGTCGCAACCGTAATTGCAGAATCGTTTAAAAATCCTATTAATTCTCCAACGCTAAAACGAGACCACGGACGTCCGGGTCTTTCCCTTATCGTCGGTACTCTCGATGTCTCCAAACTATACCTATCCAATCTTGTCTCCAATGCCGGTATCAAGTTGGATGCAGTCAAATACAAATTCGAATCTCCAGAACTATCACCAACAACTGTTAAGTCTGGGGAGTTGACTGGAGTTACGGGATCACATAACATATTATATTACGCCCTTTTCTTTGGCCTTACTCTTTAATTTATCAACAAAACTTTTTGTCTTTTTCTTTGTTTCGATGACCGGAGCCATCACGTTTCGTCTTGCGTATTCTTTAGACTTCGTAAACTCAATAACTTGACATCCCCGAATACGAGCGATACGGAACGCCTGTTTATTAGTTAATGGTTCGATAGTCTCACCATCAACCCATTCTAAACCGTAAAACTTACCAGTTAAAGGTTCATCTTCTTTTACTGTTTTCTTAGTTGTTAATGTATAATACGTCATATTTTATTACATATTAATTGTATAAAAAAATATGGGGAGTGGAGCATTTCAACCACCACTCCCCATTAAACCTTTTATTCTTCTACACTACTTACGCAGGGAATACAAAGTTACGCAAACGAGCGATAGCGTAAGGGTTATGGGAAACAAAGTTTCCGAACCAATCCATACGCGTCCGACGAATGTTAGGACCTTGCAGTTCACCTAAGTCGCGAGCCGAGAATCCAGCCATCGTTCCTAAGAATTCACCAGTATCGGCACCAGGACCATCAGGATTCTGGTGGTAGACAGAAGTAAAACCATCTTCCGTGTCGTACTTGACTGCGTAGATAACCCGTTCGTCAGCCTGACCCGAAGTATCAGCACCTTGAAGAGTTAGAGATGCAGCAGTACCATCAGAAAACTCACCACCAGTTGTCAACGTTGCAACACCAGTAGAGAAGTTAACGGATGCAATAGTATCACTATCAGTTCCGTCAGTGATCGTTTTGTTTACGTCAGCCTGTGAGAACCCACCAAAACCATTATCGGCAGCAGCTTTAGTTACAGTCGTACCAGTACCACCAACGGTTGCACCAGTCAGAACTTTATCTTCTGCAATGATATCTAAAGTTATCCAAGGTATACCGTTGAAGGTTAATACCGGACGACCAAAGCGTTCATCCATGATATACTGTGGAGTGTTTCCTGGTAAGTCGGCAAGCAACTCCATAAACTCTACAGTGGTTTTGTTATCTGCATATATAACGTCAAAACCGTCATACTTAGTCCGAAGCAGTAAATCATAAAGTAAACCAGCAGAGAACGTTGCACCCGCTGCATCAAAGTCTTGGTTCGTAAACCCTACACTATTCCAGTAATCTACCCAATAGTCCAAACCATTCGCATGGTTATCGTAACCCATACCGCGAACATACTGTTCTTGGAAATCGAAAGCCAGCTTTTTCGCAGCGGCCATGATATCGGCGGCTCTCTGACTGTTGATGTTGGATTTGCCTAAGATCGAGATCTTTGGAGTATCTGCGTTGCGAGCTAACATCCGAGTAGGAATTGCAAGACGCGTACGCGTTCCAACACCTTCTACCAAGTCAGTCGTGGAGAACGGATCTCCAACAGACGCACCGGAAGCAACGGTTGCTTCGTAGTTAAAATCATAAGTCGTTCCTTCGAACGCCTTGAAAGGTAACTGTGCAAATAAATCACGAGCACCTTTCTTCCGAATTACTTCAACGACACCGCGAAGTAATGCGGGTACTGTAAGTTTGTTAGCTTCTGCTAACGAATGAATTGTAGCCATAGCTCCATCCCCTCATTAATTAAATTTTTATGATAAACCAGCCATAATCATATCTTTGGGATTCTTCCCTTCTAACTGGTCTTTTGGTTTTTGTTGAGGTGCTGGCGTAACGGGAGCCTTCTTAACGTTCTTGACTTTCTTAACACGTTCTATAACCTTTTTAGCAGGTTGCTTGTGTGTTACCTTTGTCTGATCTTTCCCTTCACTGTCCTCACCTTGGATTCTTAACCGAAGTCCTTCTAAATACTGTCGACCTGCATCTTTCCCAAAAACTTGAGTTATCAAACTGGCCGTATCCATGGGTGTATACCCACCTTCATTTGTTTCAGACAAAACAGTCCTTAACATGTCCTTTTGTTCAAGATTCCTAATACCAAAAAATGACGGTACTGCGATCTCTTTCACAAAATTGTCTGCATCAGTTTTTAAGTCATCTCGTTTTTTGCTGTTTTCTAACGCGACCTTCTCTGCATCACTCTTCGCTTTCTCTCGGTCAGTCTCAGCTTTAACGCGTGCCCTTAAAAAACTTCTAAACTTTTCATCATCTTCAAAATCTTCTTCTGTCTTTCCCCTGAACTCTTCTGGGAGCAACGCCTGTATTGCTGCTTCCTCCATCACACTTTCAGGAATAGTGTCAGTATAAACTTGAAGTTTCTGCGTCACACTAACAAGACTTTCTTTGTGATCTTTAATATCACCTTCCATCTTCTTAATGTACTCATCTTTCGCTTCTACCCCCTTAAACAACTCTTCTTCTGTTTTGTAAACCGAATGGTTGCCAACATAGAAAAATTCTTTATTTGGTTCTTCATCAACTTCCTCTTCAACGACTTCTGTATCATCGTCTTCGATTTCATCAACTATCTCCTCGGACTCGTCACCTTCAACAACTTCGATGATTTCTACATCTTCATCATCAACTTCTTCTTCATCGGCAAACAGCGCTTCTAAACTGTCGTCATCGACGGGGTCAGACTCATCCGTTACTACTACTTCTTCGATTTCCGTATCCAGAGTAAGCTGGTCGGACTGTTCAGACTCATTTAACGCATCTGCTAAAAAACTCTGAGGGTCGAGGATAACACTTGTGGTATTACTCTCTGTATCTGTTACATCTTTTTTCATTATAATGTTCCCAATTATTCTTTATTTTTTCATAAAACTAAAATGGCCGAAGTCCTTGTTGTTCTTGACTTTGCGTTAATTCAGCCCTACCTTGATCTTGGTCGTTCTGTACATCTTGCAATAACGTCCCTAACGAATCAGCTCCTTCTAACTTAGGAAACGACGGACTCCCTCCTTGTGGTTGTTGTTGTTGGTTTAATAACAATTGTTGCTGTTCACTTTCCAACTTCAACCGCTTCTCTCTATAAACATTGTTTATCGCTTTAACATCACGCGGTAACAATAATTCGTACAATGTTTCAGGTTCCAATGGTGCGATACCATGGATACCAGATAATATCTGTAATCGTTGTGTAAGGTCGTGCGGTAAATCGTGTCGTCCGTCGGATTCAGCCTTCATCGAAGTTGCTACCGAATTCAACGTGAATGTAACTTCAGTCATAGCCAACCCATTCGGGTTGAATAGATTACCAGCCAACTCACGATCTGCAAACACTTCATCAAACACCGGGTCGCCATTTTCATTAAGTATTGGTACAACTCGCGTCACTCTTAAATTCAACGGTATCGACTGTTTACCTTGTCCTGGTACATCAATTGGTACGTTGACATAATCGTTGTGATATATCTGTACTAAATTGTATACAGCTTCATATACTAATTCTTCAGCAGTTGCAAGGTATGCCAACGATGCAGACTTCGGACGATCTGTTGCCGTAATCTCCGCACGTTTACCCGAACCAGATTTGGCACGAGAGATTGCTGCGGCGTTTGGTGTTCCACTAATCTGACCGAATGCCGCTTCCTCGTTGCGTACTGCCTCAATAATAGATACCGGGAGTTGCGCGTTGTATGGGTTGAGCGGTTGAACAACTTTAGACAAATCAGGATTTTGAGATTGAGCCTGATTACCTGAGATTACTGCAACCCCACCATCGTCTAACATCTGTTGTATTTTGAAAATATCTCCATCTCCCAACATCGACCCGTTAATAATCAATCCTTGATTCGATGCAGCCTTTCTTGCAGACTTGTACATTATCAAGTACATCTTATTAATGAAGTCCTCGCTCACTGACATTTGTTGTGGTATCGAATACCCGTACGGATGATCTTCACTTTTCTGAATGTAGTATGGAATGATCGGAAGTTGGATTGAACCAATTTGGATACCGCTTTCTTCGTCCTCGAAATTACCAGTAATAGTCTTTTCAACCAACTGTCCACCAACGATAACGGTCTTAATCATCACCCACTCAGTAGTGGTGGTCTCCATTACGATTTCGCCATCTTCAGCTTCCAAACTTCTTTCAACCATTACGGGTTCGATTTCCCATGTGGTTAGTATTGCGGTCAATGTCCCATCGTTGTCTGGGTCTTCATCTATTTCGTGAGGAAACTGTCCTGTTCTAATTTCCGGATTGTCATATATTCTACGTAAAGTATTTACGTCTCCACGTTCGACTAAAGAAACTCGTACCATGGTTTTGTCTAACTGACGAATACCGTGTTGCCAAAAGACATCGGGTGCATTAACGTTACACACGTCCACACGATTCGATAGAAAATCATAAGTTGCAGAATCTTGTTCGGTCCATTCCCACAAAGGTTTACGTTGTAAGTAACGTAATGCAGAACTGAAACGAGTGTCTGTCGTTTGATCTATATCAACTTTAACGTAACCGACGCCATAGATTGCTGCGTGTTTTAATGCAGAATTTCGTACATCAGGAAAACGGTTGTCTGTTAAAATGTTTTCAACATGTCCATTAAGTACATCCTGTGTTTGGTAAGCTACCGCCGAATCTATATACTTTTCTACGAAAGTCTTAGTATGATCGACATCGATGTTTGCAACCAACTTGGTCTTTGGTACATTTATGATAGAAAGCGCATGACGATCATCGACGGCGCGTTTAATTAAATTACGCGTAGGTATTCCAGGTTCAGAGTTACCTGAACCGGTACGACGTTCATATAAACGTTTTGAGGCATCAAAACTTGTGTGTTGATCTCTCCAATCTTTATCTTCCTTAAAAACCGCCAACTGTCTCATGACCAAATGGTCGTCAGACATTTCAGACAATCTTTCTTCAGGTATCGCTATCGATAACATTTACTTCCTCTTTTTCTACTTCTATATTATGTTCACCCTCTCCAACCCCGCCAAGGATGTAGTATGCAATCTCTACTAATCTTTGTCTATAATCAAACATTGCCATATCATCTTCTTTAGTAGTTTCAAATGGTATCGTAAATTCTTTAACTAAAAAATTTTCACTTGCTTTCTTTAATCTTTCATTCATATTTACATCCTCACATTCTTGGCAATGCTGCATTATTCCATTCGTCTTCATTAAACCCTTTAATCCATGGATCTCCGTCGTCAGGGTTTGATCTGTACGACACCACTTTCTTAAAATGATTATCATGTATTGTCGGTACAACTTCTGGTGGTTTCTCCTGAATCTCCGGATGTGGTATTAGTTTATGGATAGCTAAACTACCGCCCAAACTCATAACCAAATCATCACGGTGCGGATCACCTTTTATATCCGTTCCTTTTTGTGCCTCATATCTACCATTGTTTCCTCGACTTATCCAGACAAACGTAGAACATTCTTTATACAACGTTTTATCTTTCAGTCTCCACGGTTTGTGTCTTAAATCTAATCCCCACTCCTGTAACTCGTCGCACATCACCTTACGACTTTTAGATGTTGTATCCCATCCAACACTCTGTTGAATGTTAGGATTTAACACATCCATGTTTCGTTTATGATATAAGTTGGGATAATTCTTTATTCGTGGATCCATGATCAAGGCACCTACACCGGTCTTCTCCCACGATAATAGCGGATACCAATACCGTTGTTCGAAACTCTGTCTTGTCATTTGTGTCCATCGTATTCGATATAAATCGCATACATCCAACAATGCAGTAACATAATCTTCTCTCGGACCCCTCATGTGTACTATTGCTGCGGGTTCCATTTTAAGACGGTCGAGAACGATTGCGGCATGCCAATCACCACGACCACCATCACCTGCGACATCACCAAAAACAATGTACCGGTTCAAGTGTGTGTGCTTAACTTCAGAATATATCCTTATACCACCCTCACTATAAACAGAAGACGATGGTATAACTTTCAATGGATCAACTAAATTCCCTTCCGCAGCCATCAAATCTTCATTTCTGAACAACCCTGTATTTGAAATGTTAGGACAAATACCTCTAACCATTCCCAAAAATAATGGATCGTTCGGACCATAACGTGCTAACCGTTTATCGATACTCTTCTGACTTACGGCTCCCGGTATTACTGAGTGACCCGCAACAACGTTCACATGGTCGTACGAAGATATCCTCACGGACTTCGTCGATGGTAAACTTGTAAACATATGAAGACCGTCATAAACACTCTGAGGGTTTCCCACGGCCAGTATAATATTTGTTTCTTCAATGCACGTATTAACTACTGCCTCAATAACTGGATTAGGAATACCAGGACATTCTTCCAAAATATATAACATGTATGGATCGTGGTAGCCAGCAGCCTTTGTTGCAGAGCCTTCCTCGGCCCCAACACCAACTGATAATCCTTTTGCTCTCCATGCCGGTATCTCTGGATCCATACGAATTTCAAGAGAAAGGAGTTCAGCCTTCGGATGTAACTTCTTAAAATTCTCCCAATGACCACCTACTTCCTTCCACAAATTAGATTTTAGTGATTCTTCTTTTGGTCCCAATGTTAGCACAGAACATCCGAGATATTTGTCCGCAACATCAACTTTTTTACCGTTCCGGTATTTGGCGTCAGTCTTAACTTTTTGTCCACCGTGTACCGATAAAAACCATAACAACACCCCGGCGCATAAATACGTCTTGCCCGTACCTGTACTACTTTCGACTGCGGTGTCTTCCCACTCTGCAATACTCTTCAATATAGAATACAACGGGTCGGGTGTTCCATCCCACGCGTCTGTATAGTTTCCATCTTCGTCCGTATATATTCCTTCATACGCTGGATGCATACTCCATTTCAAAGTTTCCACCGGGATATGTAGATAATCCCTCAACCAGAACTCTGGATGTTTCTTATAATATTTTCTCTGTAGTGGCGTTAAACCCATGTTTCTAAATTTTATTTTATATGTTTACAATGAATATATTGTTAAGTTCCTGTTAATCTACAACATATATATTGTAAAGTTTACCATGCTTCCACGATGTTTACCCCATAACTCCCCATGTCTGCCGTGGTGATCAACGTATCAGTTCCAGGTTTTTTAACTTGTGGTTCGTAATACACATCATATACCCCTTCTTCGTTGTACGTCATGGGATTACCACCACGATATAGACGTCCGTTGGATGGGGAATATGTCGCTTTCTCTCCACCCCAACCATAAGATTGTTTAACGTCGGCGTTTCCATCTTCGTCTTGGATAATCACCTTACCGCCGCTTCCTGCTTGATCATACAATATTTTATCAGTTCTTTCATGGTGAATGAATGCAGGGCCGAACGAACTTCCGAACTGCGAATCAATCAACGTTGTCTGTGCTCCATCATCCGCTTCAAACAATCGTACCTGAAAATATGTAGAACTACACCCGTACACTTGTTGAGTCTCTTCGCGACATACGGCAATTCTATCTGTTTGAGCTAAAAAATATCCAAGATTAGTTACAGTGTCGTCCAAATTCAACCTAAACATGTCTGTACTTGTACTACCGAACGCATACACAAAGAATATGTATCCACCATAAGTCCCGGTCTCCATGACATCAAATCGAGGTATTTCGTTGGGTAATGTCGGAAACGTATAATATTCGGAATGAACGCCAGTCTTTAGATCGTATACATATAATTCGTTCCCTTCATACAACAAGTATAGTTTAAATCTAGGACGATCTAATACCATCCACTTAAGCTCTGTACCGTCTCCCCAGAAGTCTGCAAAATCAAACAATTCAGTAATCGTTCCATCTGGATCAATTTGATATATACGTTCCGATTCGAACACGTCTCCTTCTCCAATAGTAACATCCGTACCACCACCAAGATTACGACCGTTAGGCGATGTTGCCATGAATAACGTTTCATCTTCAAAATCAAATTCCATTGCCTCAACACCGGCAAAGGTAAACGACGGCGTTGTGCTAACATACCCCTGATTCACGGTCGGTTCGACACCAACAAACGTGAACGATGGTGTTACACCTTGTAATGTTCCTCTCGTTGCTTCAATACCAATAAACGTAAACGACGGAGTTGAACCTATCCCATCAACAACGGGAAACGGTGGAGTATTTCTTATCTCCAACTTTTTTACGTTAAACGTTTTCTCTGATATAACGGTACCATCCGTACTCTGGAATTGATAGGAATATTTCCCGAATTTAGCCGGATAGTATTCGTATTGGTAAACACCTTTACTACTACGCGTTGCGGAGAACGGACCAACGGTAACACGTTCAGGTGTTAAAATATACACCACGACACCACCGTCGACATTGACTGGTACTCTTTCACCATCTTTATATTCAGATTCCAGAATTACCTTTTCCGTTTCGTTAACAACTCGTCCTCCTACACTCATCTTTATATCACCGTTCTCGATTTTCTCACAACAAACTTGTGTTCTTCCAAGACGTCTAACGCAACGTTTTGGAAACGTATATAATATTCTCCATCAACATCAAATGATGTTATATAGTCGTACACTCCAACAACATCATTAGTCATCTCAAATGGTCCTAACACTGTCTTATCTGGTTTTTTAATGAAAACAAATCCGGCACCAGGAACGTTAGACTCATCTCCTGTTTTGTTGCTTAACGTCTTTACTCTCACCCTAATGTTTTCACCAACATGGTTTATTCCATCGAACACGACTGGAGTTACAGTAATCTTCGCAGCAAACTCGCTATAACTTTCAAGTTTAACAGAGGTAGGAGTACCAAACGATTCTTCATCTCCGTTGTTTGCCACAAACGTTATGATTGGTGTGGATCCAACTCCGACTAATACACTGTTAGATATTTCAGACGTAAACGTTATCGTTGGGGTCAAACCCAAACCAACAACGACCCCACTACTTACAACACCATCAACACCAACAAATGTTATGATCGGATTGATACCTGTTTGTGTTATTACTCCAAGATCTCCGACTCCGTCTTCACTGGTAAAACTAAACGACGGTGTAAAACTGTAACCGTAGTCTGCCGTAGATGTGGGTATGCCCAAAACACCATTAAAACTAAATGATGGTGTTATACCATTAAATAACGCAGACCCGTTCACCCCACGGAATACGATATTGGGAGGCAATCCAGGATTATCCTGAATAATGATTAACGAATCTTGTGTACTACTTGTTGGGGTATCGTCGTTCCAAGTAAAGTTGTCGAATGTTAATAATGAAGAAGCTATACCAGATGGTACAGGAAGGGCTTGAAAAACCATTTCAAACAATCCACCACTACTAGATATTGGTGAAGCTGACGCCCACGCAACTACGATCTCTCCCGGTGTTGTTAAATTAACCGTTAAAGATTCTCCTGCCAACACCCCGATAGGGTTCACGGACAACGCCGAAACCACTGTAGCTTCGTATAAAATCTTTGTTTGGAAGGATACACATCCTTGTCCTGTCGTATCGCTAGTCGTCACGTCTACCGAAAATATATCATTTTCATAATGATTGTTCGGAAATTCGATACTGACATTTACGTCCGTTAGAAGTCCGACAGCAACCGGTAATCTAAATGATATTTCCGCCGTTTGTCCAAACCCTGAAACAATGTTTGATATGCCGTCTTCAGATGTAAACGAGATAACACCCGTTGTTGAAACTTTAGTTATCGATCCAAGAGTTATGGAGGGAGTTACTCCAACAAATGGTACTTCTGCCGTACCACCAACAACCGTTAAGTCGTCAAGTACAAACGTTCCGTCTTCACTACTAAAACTAAACGATGGCGTTGTAGCCGTTTCGGAAAATGAAATAAAATCAAAAAACCTAACAGTTGTTGGTTCAACTATATCTGTAATGTATGACGTTAGATTACTTCCGTCATAATCAGACTTATGTACAATGTCTGTTGTATGGTCCGTGAAAAACAATTCTTCCGTACTTTCCTTAAAAGTAATGAAAGCCATTTCCGACCCACCAGTAAACACGGAGATATTGTTTGTATTATCGTTATCTCTCCTACCAACGTTTCCTGTAGAAAAAGAAGTATACCAAAAATATGTACCATCAGAGACAACCGATACTGCATTAGTTTCCGTCAAAAGTAACGTATCGTTTGTACCATCACTATCGATTCTCCGATGTCCGTCGTCTGTACTCCAATAAATCTTATCTTCAGATTCGGAATAAAATATTCTTAATCCTGGCGTTGTATCGTTTCGTAGTGTTACCGGGTTATCGAAACCTGGGAGGTCTCGTTGTATTAAATCTGCATCATTAAATCCCTGATATAATATTTTATTAGTTGATGGTATTATTTCAACACCAATAACAACACTAATACCTGTCCCCACGGTTGAAATATTTTCACCGTATTTATCAAACTTAACAATGTTGTTTAACGCCGCAGAACATACATAAAATTCTTCATCGATAGTGTGGATAGCATGGGACGTGATTTCATCGTTGTTTATATATATCACTTCAGACGTATCATCGTCTAAATCAATATACCTCAAACTTCCGTCACTCGTCGACGCCAACGTTAAACCTTTAAAAACTAAATCTGTCTTATCTAAAAATAACCCGACGACTCCGTCATATCCAACACCAACGGTATCTATATCTAAATTATACGTACCAGCAATACATGAAACACTAATACCAAATGTACCAGAAGTGTGAGTGGTGTCCGTCATCTCTGCGTTCCAAACAGACGGTTCGTTATCTGTGTCTTCCCATATTCTCGCATACAACGTTGTACCTATCATTCGAATTCGAATTCGATAATAGGTGTCTGCGAGTCTAGTAAATGTTGTCCCCGTGTCTTTTAACGTGTAAGATCCTGAGTTTGCTTCGTATAGGTTAAAACCCGTATTGGAATTTAGAACAACGAGATATCCTGATTCTGTTCCTTCTCCACCAGACGCCCTCACCCAAAAACTATATTCAACATCGGTTGAAACATCGTCCTGTTTAAAACGATATGTGATATCTATATCATCTTTATTTATAATATCGTTTTCAAGAACGACTCGGCGTGTGGTTGTTGCGACCGTTTGTAATTGAAATGATTTTCCGTCCGTAGCACCAACATCCGTTACAACTTGTTGTGTTGTTTCTGAAGACGGGTTAGACAGAAAACTCCAATCTGGATGTTCTGTACTTACCGTACGGTCCCCAAAAGTCTCAAAATATCTTTCAGAATTATCGCCATTACCAGTCACGCCGGAAAAACTGAATGTCGGAGTCGTACCCGTTCCTACCGTTGGAGTAATCGGTATAACACCGACACCATCCACACCCGTTAAAACAAACGACGGTGTTCTGGAAATGATATCAATACTACCACTATCTGAAGTGTTTGAAGGTGTACCCTCATTATATGTAACGTTCTCTAACGTTAAAACAGACGAACCTATCCCTACACTATCACCTTGAATCGTGAACAGTGTGCCAGAACCTATCAACGCAGAAACACCGGCCCACGATATTCGTATCGTATCACCGGTTCCGCCAAAATCTGTATTAACTGTGAAACTTAACCCAGATGTGATATCTTGAGGGGTTGCCCCTGTTATGTCGACAACTGTATCGTCATATTGTATATCTATAGTGAACGACACAACTCCTTGACCCGTTAGGTCATTGACCGTAATAGGAATCGAGAAGTTGGTTGCAAGTTCATCCTGGGTAATGTTGTCGGCAATTGTCGTAGTGACAGCCATCAATCAATCCCCATTTATTAAGTTGCTTTAAAACATCCGTCAGCTCCAAACTGGAACGTAAAGTCTCCACCATTCGTTACTGCCGGTGAGCTAAGTTCAACGTAAGCAATCAATTCTGAATCAGTGTCATCAACAACTTCTTTGTAGATTACCATGGCATTCACGGTACCGAAATCGGCACCCGTCCAAGTAATGTCGGCTGCATCCCAACGAACTTCATCCGCCGTATCGTCAACCGTTAATGTTTTGGATGCCAACGTCTTCCGGACATATCCGGTACCAGACAGTTCATTCGTGTCTGCGTCGTCGACAAAGTCATGATCGGCATTAAATGTATAAGACGCCGATACTAAGAACGCCTTAATAGTGTCAGTAGCCCAATCAAAACTTACTTGTTTTCCTTTATTATAAACAGCACTTGCCATTTCCTTCTCCTCGTTAAATTAAAAATCTTGTTATATTATATGTGAATTTTTTGTTAATGTTCCGCACCTGTTAAGGTTTAAGGAACTTATACGTAATACTCTTACTAATCGGTACATGTGTATCTGTACCTTTCATATCGATATATAATGGTTGAAGTCGTGCATTCGTTTGGTAGTCTGTAGTCCAAACGTTGTCAGCCAATCTCACAGTTTGGTTAACTGGAAAATTAATAACAATCGTTGTTCCGTTTCTCGTTATCCTAACATCCGACACGATAGTCGGAGTTGTTGTCCCGCTAACCCAACTTCCACCAGTATTTTTAAATTCTATAACACCCTGAGTTATAAACGCGACATCTAAATCATCTGTAGTGTATTGTGAAACGTTTTTCCTTAAAAATGTATCGAAGTAAGTATTGTCGTAACTATTCAAAAAAAACTCCGGCACCGGAATTATAATAAAACGCTTCCTCTGACGGTGTTAACAATCCTCCACGACGGAAACCCATACCATCAAATACCGCATCTGCATAATTTGCCGTTGCGATGCCGCCAATACGTAAAGGTATTGTGTTAGGAAGAAGAACATCTCCGCTTGTCGTTAAGGTTTCGGCAGTACCACCATTTATAGATAAACTTATTAGGTCGTTGTCTTTATCGTGTTTGAACACATAGAAGTACCATGTAGAGATTGATAATGTATCACCATGTGTTAATATTTTGGCACCCCCATCTGTGTTTATTCTGAACCGTAGTTTATCAGATGATAGTACATGAAGGTGATAGGAACTTGTCGACTGTCCCGTGATACCATGGTTTTGACCCACACTGTTTAACTTAAACCAACCCCAACCGCAAAAATCTTCATCTTCTATATTTTTGTAAATTAGAGATTCACTCGTTAACAATTGGGAGGATGCAGTAACAAAGTTCGCACCGTTCCCGTTTTTACCTGTAACGAACGTAACACCGTTAACATTAGTTAATGGGGCCAACCCGTTCTCTTCCGTCAAATCGGAAAGGTTGTACTGAGTTTCAGCACCCTTCTGATTAAATAGTTCTGCATACGTCGTACCAAACCCGTCGTTGTAGAAATCATTTATCTCGTCTTCCGTCAACACTCTATCCCACATTGCAAAATTATCTACGCGAGAATCAGATGATGTTAGATTATACGTGGCACCAATAATAAAATCTTGAGATGGTTGAATGTCGGCAGCAGACAATGCAGAAATGCTAGATGAACCAATACTTGTAAACCCGTTTTTATAACAGGTCATATTACCGGATCTATCGTATGTTATGACTAAACAGCCCCACTCATTGTCCGTCAAACTGGATGCATCCGTACTAAGTTTGATCTGTGTTGTATCGTCTTGGAACAATAACTCCCATTTATCTGTCTGTGGTGTTATCTTAAACCCTTCTTCGCCACCGCCAAAGTTTCCACCAAAGGTCACTAATCCGCTTCCGCTAGAATTTGTTGATTCGATGTAATAGAAAAACGCTACAGTCATGTCGGACAACCCTGGACTTAAGATGGGTGCCGCGTTTGCATTCAATACCCTGTAATAATTTCCACCGCTTGTCGTGTAGATTGCATCTCCGTTATTTCCCGTAGAATGGGTTGGAGTTCCTACTGCAACCAAATCTAACCCATTCGTGTGGGAATCGGTATTATCTTCACCTTCATAAAACACCAACATGTCAGTCATTAGGGAACTAGGTATGTTAGATACCGGGACTGTACCACTACCGTCTACACCACTCATACTAACAGATGGAGTAGACCCTACACCACTAATAGTTCCTAACACAATGGAAGGCGCACCACCTACAAACGCCATAGAAGACGTTGCAGACGTTTCACTAATACTTCCGAAAGTTGTTGACGGGATAACACCCATAAAGTCTATACTTGGCGTAACACCACGAAAGACAGGTTCTCCACCGAATAGAGCTGTACCTGTCTTACCCGTCATACCCATACTCAAAGTTAAAGCCATGTTAACCTCCTATGTATGCGTATGCCTTTCCCGCCGATAACTTAATTTTCTTAAACGGTCCCCAGATTATATCACCATCGACTTGTATGTCGGCGCTGTTCGGTGTGTCGCCAGCGGCCATAACCGTTCCGTTATGATCTATAGTTCCGCCTTCCAAAATCTTTACTGCGACCCATTTTTTTATATCTGGATGATACGTATTGCTTCCATCACTTGTACCACCATTACCGTCTTGACTTTCTTCAAAATCTGCATGATGGATCACGGTGCCCGTAATGCGCGTCATCCCGTACTGACCCATCTCTCCTGAATATTTCCCACTCATCAATCAATCTCCTTTTATTCGTCTTCTTCGTCGTCAACAACAAGTACGTCTGACAACACAACCACGAGTTTACTCATATCCATCTCGACCATGTCCTCATGTTCCAACATTTCCATTGCAACAAATTCTATCATCTCAGGACTCATTGACTCCATCCCGTCAGTGTTTGTAACGTTGTGTTGAACCTGTGATTTGGGTAAGTATTCACCCAACAATTCCATTAGGAATTTAGCTTCACCCAACTCTCCGGCCTCAGCTTTGTCGCCGAGGGCGTTAATAATATTTGTTAAACGGTCTTCAACTCCGCCTAAACGTTTCTTAAAAACCAACGCCTTAAAGTCTGCATCCTGTCTCCACCTATAAGTTGTGGGTTGTGTTGTACCGTACTGTTCGCAGAATTCGTTAAGGAATCTAGGTATACGTTGTTCTTTAGGTGACGCCAACCATGTGGCAAACGTCTCCCTCACTTCGTTGTTACGGGGTCTCCCCATCTGTGTCTTCTTTTTCGCCATAACCTGTAATATTGTTGATAGTTAGGTTATTAACGAAATCTTCACAAACAATGTTCCTCATTATGTATTATATTTAAAATAAAAAATGAAATTTATACTTTCCATATCGAATGGTTTCGCTTCGTTGTATAAACACGAATACGGGTTTTTGCTTTGGAGGGATGATACTGGGTCAGAAAGAAAAACTATGTTAGAATGGACTATAGATGAATCTACGGCAAAGCTATACAACTATCAGGATAACACAAAGTCGTGGAAGGAAGGTGATGTAACTATGAGGTTTAAGAGTAAGGAGGACGTAATCACCGCAGCAAAACGTATGTGTTTTATATTGGGGTTTAAATATCGTAATGAAAAGCCTTACCTCGAATACAATGGTGAAGTGTTATGGAAATACGGTAACGTAACGACCAGATAGTATTGTATACGTATACGTTGACTGGAAGTAATAATGTGTCAACGTATACGTATACTTTTAAACTTTGAACATTGAATCTACAAACACGTCCATCTCCGAACTACTTAACTCTTCTCCTTTCTCCAACTTGTTCAACCCCAACGTGTAGTAATCCGGTTCTTCGTTGCCGAAACTATACGTACTTCCTTTGAACGTTTTAAATTGAAGTTTTTCTATAATCCTGGGACACCCTCGACTTATTATCCCCTCTATAACGTGTCGTTGTAGGAGAGGAACTGTTAATTTGTCGACATGGATAGAGGAAGGGAGTACCAGTTCAGGTATCTTTATATATGGCGATAAAACCGTTCCGGCCAAACCTCCGGCCAATGTTTTAAAGAAACGCCGTCTACTTAAACTCATGTCACCGTTATATTTGTTTTTTGGATATCGCTATATAGACATTGAGGTTCATCATGTTTATTATCGTCTAAGATTTCCATGAACTTTTCAATAGTCGTTTCGTCACTTAAAACATCTTTTATTTCTTTGTATGTTATAATGGGTGTTCCAACCTTCATGTCCCATTTTGGGTACTTCGGATTGAACGTACCAAGTACGATCTTTTGCTGTTCTTCTAACTGTTCTGGTTTTGGCGGCTTATCAAACAGCGTTATGTGAATAAGATAGTCTACCCTCATATCACGGTTTAAATAATTATCGACTCCGAACATTTCAAAACTTTCATATAAATTCTCCAACCCTTTGTTTACGTACCGATAATTTACATTATATGGAGTTTCAACCTGGACTATATGTTTCATAACTTTCTTCCGATAAATCTGAAATTCTTCGATATGGTTTATGGTGGGGTTTTAGAAAATTCCCAGACCATTCACTTTTCTTACTATACATTTCCGCAAATCCTCCCTCAACCAACGCCGTGTGAACTTCCTTTTCTTCCGGATCGTCTTTATTGTATCGATACGTACGGATATTATCTCTCAGTTCGTCGTATTTGTGTTTATTTTCTTCCCACGATTTCTCTCGTTCGTTAAACCAATTCAACCAAGAATAAATACCTCCAGATTGTTTTACTTTAACTACCCCTCCATTCAACACTTTCTCGTACTCCCCACGTTCAACCAACTCCTGTCTTTCATTTTGTTCTAACGACTCCACCCACCAATCATTATCACTCTCCGTCACCATAAACCAATCATACAACCATCTTAAAAACTTCATTAATTTCTTCACGGTTTAACTTGATAATACGGCGTGTATAATATTCAGTGTAGTATGATGGACCCGATTCATACGTTGAATCGTCTTTCGTTATCAATTCTCCTTCCCATCGATAAATCCCTGGTTGTCGAAACTTTTCTTCATAATCAACACCTATCAAGTCTTCAACAAAAAAATCACCACAATTCTCGATATCCTCCAATATAAACGGTTCATCAGTATGTAATACTATTGATTGGCGTATACCTGTAACGAAAATGAATGAGGTTAAATTATCTTCACGTTTATCAAACAACATATTGTTTTTCCCCTGGTAAAATAAAATCATCAACATTAAAACGCATGTTAAACAATTCGGTCAACTCTTCCCATATATCATCGGTCCATGAATTCGTTATAATGTTTAGTAACATGTAAAAAACGTCAAAAGTTGTATCGTTAATATAAAACAATCCTGTATTTTTTAACAATACATGTTTACTATTTAAATCTATATTTAAATACGTGTCTTTAAAATAATCATCTCCATCATAACCAACAACAAACCCGTCTTTATATCTAACGATATTCCAAACAAAATCGTTTAAATCTTGGACGTCCAACGTTTCGATGTTAACGGCAGCAGGATATTTGTTTATAAGGTAAATCATTTTTAACAACTTTTTACGTTACGTACACCATACAAACAAGTACAACAATCTCTCCCAACGTCGTCATCGTGTTTCTTATGATGATAATTATGAAATGTCTTAAAATCTTTATATTGGTGAGAGACAGTCTCCGTCTTACTAACTTCGCCGGATATGGTTTGTCGTACCACATAATATTCGTACGTAGTGTATAACGGTGTGGTGTCAACAACAGTATAATTCAACCGTACAAAGTCTCCACCACTCCTCCAACTACAATGATTGTATGGAGTAACAAAAGTCATTAACAACACCAATATTATAAACATGATAATAACAATATTAATAATATTAAGTAAAAGATATATTTGGGGTCGGAGGTATTCATAAAACAATATACATATTATAACAACAATATGTTTTAACCGTTACAAAAATGTTACAAAGTTTTGGTAATGGTAATATAACTTTCTTGGTCTTTCAAACTACATTCCAAAAACGGGTAGACGCGACGTACATCATACTGTGCCTTCTCCACTACATATTCCACAGGGAAACGTTTTAGAAACCATGTGGGGAATAAATCCCGTTTCACTCTATCCCACCACGTTTTACATATTTTGGATTGGAAGTAAACGGTATCCACGTCCTCCCCAACCATACAAGTTTCAATAAACATACGGATTTCGTTTTCAGTGATATCACGAACTTGATGAACACTTATTCGATCACGATTAAAACTAAAGTATTTAGTATAACGATGGATCGGTAGTTGTATACTTTCCGATTTATACAACGGACCCGCATTATAACCGTTGTAGGCTTCTGGATAATCGTTCGCCATTATACACCTTTCATTATTAAATAACTTATAACTGTAAGTATATCATCAATACCGAACGTTTTTACAGTTACTCGATTGTTCTTTTTATCGACTACAACAATACTATCATCGTTCAATATTTCAACTAAAGTACGTTGTTCGTAATTGGTATACTCCAACGATACACCACCGTTTGGTGCTGGATTGATAATTTGAGGAATAAACGATGTAGTTACATCATACGCAACATCTATTGTTTTTTCAGTAGGTAACGGATAACCATCAACACGCACCAATCGTATAGATTGCAACCGTTCGTGGACTTTACTCATTTATACACCTCAATATTAACACGTTTGTTTTTGTATATCACGCAATATAAATCCCAGATCGTTCTCATAAACTGTTTAAACTTTCTCCATTTTCCCAACCCTCCAAAGTCCACAGTCTTTAGTTCGTAATTAACTTCAGTGTTGTTTAGTTCAGTAACGATTTCGTGGAAAATCTCGTCCTCATCCAACTCAATCCTACCATCAAAAGTATTCTCATATATCTCGTTCAGTGTACTCATTTTAATATTTCTCCTAATCCATTACATATTGGACATTCGTACGTCATATCACTCTCTATATAAACGGTTCCGTCATCACATTCATCACACTTCACATACACATCAATCATAACTCCATAATGAATTACTAAAAAATCATCTAATGCTTCATCGTCTGACTTATATTTACCAAATTGTCTTTGATGTTTGATTGCGTCTTCTTCAGTTATATGGATAGTTGAAGTTCCTCCCGTAATATGGGGTTCCATAAATTCGATCATACTACCACCACTGATTTAACAATTTTCGTAGTGTTACCTATAACTCTTAAAATATACATACCTGGACTCAACGTATCAACATTGAAGTGTAATCGATTCGTGTTGACCAATACTCCGTTGTATAAATTTAATACTTCCCGTCCCAAATTATCGTACAGTATAATCGTTATTACTTCCGGATTCGGTATTTGAATATCCAAATTAACAATATTATTTAATACGGGATTTGGGAAAATTGTTACACTACCGGATTTAGTGTATACTGGTTTTTCGTTTGGGATCGGAGACACTATCGTTCCCGACTTGGTAACTATTGTCGGTTGCGATATCTCGTTAAATTTAAACGTCCCTACAACATCAAAATCGCTTAAAATGTTTTTAGTACGTAACGTTATGTTCCCCATAGTGCTATCACCTGACAGTGTTGACAACATCTTTAACGGATTTACACCGGCAGTCGCAAAGTTCAAAACCCCGCTATCAACACCATTTTCATTCGTCAAAACTAAATGTCCCGTGTCGAAAAAATGGGAGGCGGCATTAAACTCGACAAAGTCAAACAACAAACTATCCCAAACTATACTCCCCTCAACCGCCCGTATTTCCTCGTTGTATATTCCATTATAATCCACATAATACGTAAACGTTGTATCGGAATTCGTCTCTACCTGTCCATGGACATTGTTTATTGTAACAAAAAACAACAACATAAATGAAATAACAACATACCAGTATTTTATTAACATAACAACTCTCCTATATTTTTTAAATTGTGTCCATATTCAAATCGTCGTTCCATCTTCAGTTTATCGTGGAACTTCGGTACTTTCAAATTCTCTTTTTCCTCATACCCAACAACAGTATACGGATTTGTTTTACCAGTTACAAGTACGTAGATGTCGGCCATGTCTTCCTCCTTCACGTGTGGGGGTATCAACAACGAACCATTTTTGTACTTCGTGTGTTTGACATCAACCGTCCGTCCATCCTCCAAAACAAAATCGTATTTATCAACACGGTCCACATCGTTGTTGGTGTCGTGACGTGTTAACACATAATATACGACTTCTCCCAATATCCCGTAATAGTGACTTTCCTTATTCGTATACCCACTTACTTTCCTTTCCCTACACCGTTTACTGTTCTCTACTCGTTTGTTGGATAACTCATCAACCAAACGGATGAACCTATCACTCAAAAATACATCCACCATTACTGACCATCCTCGAACATGATACAACGGTAGAAGGATGGATCTCCTTTAATTTTATATGTTTTAAAAATTTTAGTAAAATCCTTCCCCTTTAACTCGTAAAATTTATCCACTAATGTTTCGGGAATGAAGTACCAAACATGATTCCCCGACTCCTTATCGACTTTCCTAAAATATCCACTATTCATGATCGCCTTACAATTGAACTGTTGATATGAAATAAACATTCTTCCAGTTTAGAAAACGCCATACTTTTCTCCCTACTTTCGGGACACACTTCGTTAATTAGGTATCCCAACTCTTTCACTTTACTTCTCATCAACTCAAACAATTCAACATGTTCAGATGTTGGCGAATGATAACTAAAACGTGTTTCTATTTCTTCTTTACTCATATTCATCATATCCTTCCTCGTCTTCAACCCATTCAGTTTCGTCCCAGATGTCCCCATCTCCATCTATAACGGGCGACAAGTAATCAACAAATTCGCAATTTTCGTAATCATACAACGGGTCAGTGTTGAACGTACCACCGTCTATTTGACTTTGAGTCCAACTGTGGTATTCACCTTCCCCGCTCTCACTCAACCATAACACAAAGTTTCGACGTTGTTGTTTATCATCGAAATTAATTTTTAGCGTCGTCACTTTCTTCTTCTCCATTTAATAAATTATACAGTTCCATATATTCATGTTCAATCCCGTCTCCTTCATAATATATCCCGTGTTTTGCACTCATCACAAACACCGATTGGTATGTCGGATCTTCAAACATTGTTGTTAAACAATCTAACAAATTCATACTACACAATAATAATTTATCTCCATCAATTTCCATATTATACTCCATAATTAGTTCGTGACCACATCGTTATACCACATACATAACACTGGGTCACAAGTTCCGACCGTGGGATTCGAAGTCACATCCTCTTGATTCGTAGTCAAGTGTTCTTCCATTTGAACTTCGTCGAAATATATACCGGTTAAAATAATAATACCGTATTTCCAACACCATGTTCCATGTTCACACGAACTTGATAATTGTGAACATACTGTTATTTATGTTGTATAAATATTTTATCACTTAAAAATATACGGATATTATGAAACTTAAACAAACATTATTTACATTATTATTATTGTTAATCCCATTATTAACGGTTCATTCACAAACAGTAACATATCCCGTGGAAGTAGTTGGTGCAACACTAACTACCGATACACGTACCGTCACTGTTCCTGACGTAACCGGTATCACCCGTCTATGGATGAAGGTACATAACTTGTCGTACGACGGTAAGATGTCCGTACGGGTCAATTCTGGGACATGGTTTACACCAGAAAACGCCAACACCGAAGTTGCCGATCCTGAATATAGATATGGTGGCATCGGTGGTGCGTGGGATGTGATTCGGATCGAAGTCCCCCTCTCAGGTTTCACAGATGGAAGTAACACTATCGAATGGAGATTTAATGGCACGGATGGATTGTCGTCTGGTTTTCGGGTATTGGACTGGAAGTTCATGACCAGCGATAGTACAGAAGTACCGTTTACTGAAACGATGGTAGAAGATGATCCGGACTTGTGGACACCTTTTACTACTCATGTCGACAGTTTGAGCGAGGGGGCAACATTATTCACCACCGGAACGATCACAACACCGTTGGGAAATCCGTCGTCTGTGAGTTGTGCCGACTGTCATAGTAATGGAGGGGAAGATTTAAAGTACTTTAATATGAGTAATAATTCTATCGTCCAACGGTCCATACAACACGGGTTAACGGTGAGTCAGGGGAGGAATATTGCATCATGGATCCGGAACTTGGATTTACCAAATCCTGGACGTGTATGGAATCCCCCGTTCCAACCAGGACCAGGACAAGATTTGGTAACACCCGAAGACTGGAGTGCCGGTACTGGGTTAACGTATGTTTTGGATACTGACCAACAAATGAAAGATTACTTATTTCCAGACGGAATCAACGACAACGGGTGGATCGATACCGATAGTTTACTTAACATGAGGGAACTCCCGACGAATATGATGATGCCCGACTGGTTTAATTGGTTGCCACGAGTTCACCCGATAGACTCATGGGGTACAACGTTTACCAACAGTCCTGCATGGGACGAATACATTAATGAGTGGCCGAGTTTAATATCACTTGGATCTTCTGTATACCTCGCCAAATCTCGTATACCTCGTCAGTTTGAGGGGATGAATTCTGCGGTTGATGACTTTAGGGAGGATACACCACCCGAATCTGGTTGGACCGATAAAGATCAAGCCGATGCAAATTTATCCCTACAGTTGTGGAACATTACTAAACATTGGGAAATAATGAGACAGTTGGAGTTGGAAGGATTAGTGTCCACATTTTACCCCACGTCTAAAGAAAAATATTCATGGTTTGGACAGGATAGAGGAATATTCAATACAGCTCCACACATCTCAGGCGTCGGGGGACAAAGTAATTCGTACGACGGGTTTATTGAGGCCAAATATCGTTCGGCCCAGTGGTATCACCTCCAAATCATCGTTAACAATGGGAATTGCGATCCATTAACCATTAAACCTGTAGATTGGAAATACACTTATGGTCATACGACCGACATCACTAATAATGGTGGAGGACCTGTCGGTTCACTACTTATCTCAGAGTTTGTGAAGGGTATGGAAGTTATGGATTGCGCCAATAGTGTCGGAGAACGAGGTTGGTATGCACGCCACGTCAACCCATACTGGTGGAGACAACTCAACGACGAAGGACTCACACAAACTATCCATTTCGACGGATGGAGCGATGTTGATTTAAACAACCTACGAACTACGATGTTCAGGAGTTTTATGGAAGCTAACGTAAGTTATCCGGTGTCGTCATGGGAACGGGGTGACGACAATCACATGTTAGAGGAAGACGATTACATAACATCTCCGGACAGTTCATGGGGGAGTAGTATTCGTTTTGACTATGCCTCGTCTCTCCATACGTTATTACAGTTGAGTGATGTGAGAGGAGTACCCACTACTGCAATCGATTCGCTAGCGCGTTGGGCCGAGGAAGCATGGCCCCTAAACAACTTCGAAGAGTTTTTTATTACAACAACGTACGGAGATGTGAGCGGGAATGGAAGTGTGACGTCTTTTGATGCTTCCCAAATACTCCAATACAATTCTGGATTAATCACTTTAACGGGAGAACAGTTGATTGCCGCAGATGTGAGTGGTAATGGGAGTGTATCGTCGTATGATGCCTCTTTAGTCCTACAGTTTATTGCTGAATTAATCACATGTTTTCCGGTGGAAAATGGTTGTTAAAACATAAAATTGGGAATGGAAGTTCGTCAACCATTCCCAATTTTATTATAACATGGACATTTATAACTCGGAACAAAGAGTGGTAGTAATACGTACAAGAAGGTAACTTCTTTTAGTTATCCTTACCCAGTGTGTCGCGATGAATTTAAAAAAACAGTGTTTACGGTATCAAAAACGCAGGTGTTAATTCAAAACCAGTATTTTACCATTCGTCGTCCTAAATACTATACACATTACAACGGCATCCAACGTAAATTATTTTCATTTTTTAAATCTTTTTTTGTTAACTTATACACCGTTAATATATCATCAACCCAGTCTCCATTTCTAAACATCAACAACTCGTCGTCATCATCTATTTCCATTGTTTTCACTCCTTCCCATTCAACGTATGTAATATGGTGTTTATACCCAATAAACAAATTACGGTTGTATAAATGAGGAACGCTTAACCTGTTTCTGCTTAACCAATTAACAACATGTATCAATTCCAATCGTTCGACAACCATTCGGGCCACATCTTCCCCCGTATTACCCATCGTATTCCTCCAGTATGCACTGTAACGAATTCACGTGTACCAACACTACGTCTCCCGTCTGTGTGGTGATTTTAACGTTGTTGTTCGTTGTGTTTGTACTCACGGTCCAAAATACTTCTTCATCCACCTCTTTGTTATTTGTTTTAGTTCGAAGTACAGGTATTGTTATATTTACAATTTTGTTTTTCACACACGGTTTTTCAATATGGTTACTCATGTTACGACCCCCGATTTTTTTTAATAAACATCTAATTAATGTTATTCCTTTATTCCCTACCATCCATTTCAAAACTTTTCACTGTTTTCATCAACTCGTGATATCTGGTGGCGACATCCAAATCCGTAAACACTATATTATCTACCCAACCCATCTCTGGTTTGATGTAAGTGTAACGATGGGTAGGGTGGTCACTATCTATCCCTTCTGGTTTATCTTGAGGATTTACCATCCAACTAAATTCCCGTTTGTTATATATGTAATATTTTTGTCGAAATACTGGTAAAAACAAAACAGAGGAAACGCCAACTTTAACACACTTCACTTCGTTTACAAATACAATATCTATTCCCCATTCACCGTTTTTACCGTAAAATAGTTTTTTGTCCGTATTATACACCACTACTGGTTCGTCAAACAAAAAAGTAATATCGTCGTAGTCTGAAGTTAGGAAGTCTTCATTGACCGTGGTTAAGTTAAACAGTGCCGCCTCTTCCACGTCTACCGTATACCCGTAACCGTGTTCCAAGTAGTAGTCTTTTTCTCCACTCTTAATCTTAAATGTTACTTCTTTCATTATATTGAATCTCCGTTTAAAAAAACATAATCGTCTATATTGCCAATCAACTCAAACTCCGTATACTTATACGGATTCATTCCCCAGGAACCATCGTTTTGGTAAAATTGTGCCCGACATTTACTAAAGATATATGATGGTTGTTCGAAATGAAGATGTATATCTCTTTCTGGTAAATCTTCATATGGTAAATCCGAAACGGTGAATGTTTGATAACCTCTTACGCCCCATCCACCTTCTCCGTTATACCATAAATCGTGGTACTTAATTTTAAATAACATATTATCTACTTTCTCCGTTTTTAGTCCAACGTGGAATTTGTTTAATTTCGTCGAATACTTTATTTAAACGTGTTTGTAAAATTCCATATAACTCGTTTTTTCCTATAAAAATATCTCTATCTTCTTCTGTGTAAAATACTAAACAGTCGGGGTTTGACTCAGGCGACGTCGCCGTAAATTCCTTTTTAGTTTTTGGGTCGTACACATAATATGATATAGGTTGAACAACATCTTCAACATTTTTTATAACGGCAATATCATAGTGGTTTAACAATACCAACGGTATGTGGTCAAATATAACATTTCTACTTCCCCATTCATACTCTCCGTCCCATCCCCAGGACGTCAAAAACCTAGAATTATTAACGTCATACACCGAGAACGAAAATCCTTCACTTTCAACGATACTATCTTTATCGTCGATGGGTGGTAGTGGACCGTTGCTTAAACTTTTCAACGTGTTGTCCTCTAACCAAACGACACCGTCTTTATCTTCTACATTAAACTTCATAATAATACTCTTCTTTATCTATGATTGGGATATCTTCTAACTCATGATTTAATAATTCTATTTCCTCTAGTTTGTTTTTATACAACAACCTGTTTTCCTCGGTATCGAAAAATACATATTCATAATCACAAAAACTTTGTATATTATCTTCCGTTACTTCAAACGTTGATATATCGGTACAATCTATTCCGTAAAATATTTTATCACCCGTGGACATTTTTATACACCTCATCTTTATCTATAAATTTTACTTGACCTTCTAACTCATACAACGTTTCCCTCATGTTCTCAATCAATTCATATTGTCTACGAGTTGTGGGAGAATCAAAAACCATATAACATTCATGTTTCCGAATTGAATCTATATCATGTTGTTTTATTTCAAAGGTGGTACCATCGTGAATATTATATACATATAACATCTTATCTTCGTTCATGGTCTATCTGGTGTTTATACAACTGGTTGAAAATATCTTCTTTATTTACCGTTATCGTACCGTACATCATTATTCTACCATCCGTATTTTATACAAATCTTCCTCAAATGACTTTCTGCTTTCTTCCATGTCTGAAATAATGTTAATATAGTTCACTCTATCACCTTCACTATAAAAACAGAGAACACCGTCTTGTTTTTTGTACTTGGTTGATTCTATCTCATACAAATTACTAACATTCCGATCCCAACAGTAGTATGTTGTATTTGGAATTGGTAGTAACGTAACATTGTTGTTCAGCACAATATCGAATATGACTGATTCAAATTTGAATGGAGTATCTACCCATTGGTTTAAAGTGTTCGTCAAAAACAAACCGGTATTGTTATTATAAACAAAAAATCTTTGACCATTGATATTTTTTATAGTCCATGGTAGATCACGTTGGATAGTTCCACCTACTTTGTTAATTTTCCTTTTCGCCCACCATCGTTGTAACTCGTCCAACGTTCCGGTGTCCAACGATACTCCTTCAAAATTTAGTAAATCAAATAACATAATTTACACCTTTTTTATATTTGTTTAACTTCAATATCGTAGTCGACAACAATCTCCAATAACAACTGATCGAATGCTACTGGATACTCACCCCACTCGTCTTCATCCGTTCTCCAATTACAGTATAATCCAGTACTTTTGTTTTTTATCACAAACTTTACGTTTTCGACAGGATGAATAATAAACGGGAAACATGAAGTATGTTTATACCTCCACCCCCTCCTATATATTTCTTTACCTTTATCTTTATACTTTTCTTTAATTTGGTCCAACGTTACGTTTTTATCTATAACGCCGTTCCACATACTTCTAACATCAAATAACATGATTTTAATTATTGTAAGTTTTTGTAAATACAAACGGAATTTTTATAACTTCGTAATAAACCCCGACACCATTCTCGATATCATTATATACCAATTTAAGTTGTGTCTCGATATAACATATCAGGAATATCACCCCCCAGAGATCGTGACTGGGAAAC